TGTGTTGCCAGCCGGAAGCGGCTGCAAAGCTAGGCGGCATGTTGAGAAGCCGCCTAGTGATGCAAGCGCTACTGAGCCTGCTGCATAGCCTTATAGGCTTCCGTCGCGTATCCGGCTTTAGCGAGCCGTACAGCACGCTCTAGCCGCGCCTGAAGCGCTTGTGCGACCTCCGGCGCACCATTGGCGCGGGCTATCTCGATTCGGGCGCGTAGTGCTTGTGCCGCTATCGTGAGGTGCGAATATGGGCGTGACATGATTATGACTCCCTATTAAACGCTGCGAGGAAGCGCTTGGCCTCTTTAGTGCGGCTATCAGCTGCCCAAGCGCTCAACGATTCAACCGTTTCAGCGAATCGCTCATCTCTGTAGCGTTCATTATTAGCGATAAACCAAAATAGAGTCCGTGACCTTGCATCATGGGCGCGGCAATAAGCATTGAAAAAGGCGGCAGACTCGGCCTCCGCCCAAGTCAATCCCTGCTTATCCCGCGCCCAAGTATGGAATCCGGCTGCATTGCATGATGCCATCACACTGTCTCCTTATGTTGCGTTATCAGCCATTATTGACTGCAAAGCGGGGAGGAGATGCCTCCCCGTGATGCAAGCAATACGCCGCAATCTCCACCTAAACGTCAATTGATACTATAGCCAAGAATCCACTGGTATCAACGGATACACCTTCCGGCAATTGATCAAGGCGAATATGCGGATTGTAATCTTTTACCCCGAATTTATCGCGCCGGATTCGCGCTAAGGCATTAGGGAATAATTTTGAATTCGCGATTCCACCGTACTGCTTATGGAATCGGAAGGCTTGCATATCGCAATGCTTGCGGTCAAAAATTGGCACGCGGATAATCTGATATGCTAATCCGCCCTCAACATGATAAACGGATTCCACCTTAGCCTTGAATTCAATTTTAGCCATCACACTGTCTCCCCTTAGCAATATGTGCAAAAATAGGCTTCACCTGATTCGCGCAGGGCGCAGCCGGTGAGCCATATTAAGCGGCGCAGATTCGCGTCATGATCCCTTAATTCCTCCTCATCCCATGCGCCATACCCGGTCAAATACGCCGCACAATCGGCCTCATCACCTGATACCGTATAGTGAGTCAGCACATAGTCAACGGCCCCCCCAGCATCGCCGGAAGCGCCGCAATCAATTAGATCAGCGCGCAATGCTTTGCTTAATTCGCTCTTACTCACTATCCAGTCTTGGCCGCGAAAGTCTAAAGCAGTCATCTTGTCAGCCATCACACTGTCTCCTTATGTTGCGTTATCAGCCATTATTGACTGCAAAGCGGGGAGGAGAGGCCTCCCCGTGATGCAAGCAATAAGTCACTATGCGGCCTCCTTATGTGCAGCGAGCAATCGGAAAACACTGCCAATGGGCACGCCGGTTGACTTGGCAATTTCTTTCGCGCTCTTGCCGTCTTTATGCAATGCCAGAATCTGACTCAGGTGGCGAGCGCTCGTAGGAGCGCGGCCTTTATACTTACCAGCTTGTACCGCCTTGCGTATGCCCTCACGTTGCCGTTCAAGCATGATGTCACGTTCGAATGCCGCAACGGCACCAAGCACTGTCAGCATCAGCTTGCCGGTGGGATTCTGCAAATCCATTCCCATTGATTGCACTACCAGATTAATCTGGCGTTTAGCGAGATCATCGGCAATTGATAGCAATTGCGCCGTTGACCGCGCTAATCTGTCCGGCTTAGTCACGATTAGCGTATCGCCTTCACGCATAAAGCGCAAGCATTCATCGAGCTTTGCCCTATGAGCGACACTTGACACTTGTTCACTAAAGATTTTTTCACACCCTGCCTGAGCCAGGTCACGTATCTGAGCTTCTAATCCGGCCTCTTGGTCAACCGTTGACGTTCTAGCATATCCAATTTTCATGGCACTTTCACTCCGCATAGCCGCGCAATCCGCCGTCGTGATGCCGCCGTGACCTGTTCAGGGATATGCAATGAACGCGATTCGCAATCCCCGGACTTGAATTCTAGGCCATTGCTTACGATAATCAAACGCGGTGCGATAACCGGCCAGTCATCACATTCAACGCATTCAACGCCAGCGCAATGACTGGTACGAGTCTCAAATAGATCAGCCATGGCTTCACGCAAGCCTATATCCTGGCTGATATATCCCTGTTCCTCAGCTTCACCTTGCTCCGCCGATTCTTGGCTGACAATTTGGTAAGTAACCGAAAATTTAATCATAGCACTACCTCTTTAGTAATTACGATGACTCCCATATCGCCCAGATCATAAGTAGCCTTAGCCTGCCCATGGTAGTTGTTGAGCATATTCAAGAATCGATAGGCTATTGGCCTATCGCGTAAACCCCGATAGCCCAGGGCCTCGTACGCGAATCGCCATGCGACATCAATTGCGGCATCTTTGCGCTTGCGCGTCGTGCATTGTGCGAATCCGCGGCCATCGTCAAAGCTAATTTCATAGGTAAGCATAGCACGAGTCTCCTTCATGTTGCGTTGCCAGTCCGATTGACTGCAAAGCTAGGCGGTACGCTACCGACTAGTGATGCAAGCAATCCTAGAGCATATGTCGTGCATAGGCCCACAGAGCGCCATACGCCATGGCGTTGATTGCGACACAGATTAAAGCAAGAATCAGCCATGCCGCGCCGTAATTGACCAGCTTAATCAGTTGATTCGTGTTCATCATTCCTGCTCCCAGTCATATGATTCAGACAAAATTTGATGGAATGTTTCCGCAATATAACACTTAATGTCGTTCTTATCTTTGCCGGTAATCCTCAAATTAAAGCCATGGGTGAGAGACGGAGTCACGATAACCTGGTGGTTCGTCCACCCATTATAGTATCCAATCTCAGAGGTATGGTGGAATGACGTATTAAATACGAGTCTATCCGGTTGACACGCATAAATATTTAATGAACAGCCAGCATCGAATCCGTTACCGCTGGGTAACATTTCAGCCAATTGCCTGCCCAACCTATCTTCCCAAATTGACTCCCATTCGGTGTTGGCAGTGTCGCTTTTCAGGCAATTTTGATATGCTTGCAAAGCGCTGGCGACCATTGCGTACATTGGCCTTTTCATATCTCAGACTCCTTTATTGGCTTGTGTGAGTGTGAGTGTGGCGCTGATTAGGCTTTTAATCCCTTGCAGTGTATCGGCGGATACGAATCGGTCAATTACGTAAGCTGACCAGCGCAGCTTATAGCCGGATTCTACATTCCGGCTTATCTCAATGCTTTTATAGCGGGTTGTCATGGTCATGGGGCTATCTCCTGGTTGGTTTACTCTCATTGGCATATAGACTTTATATGACTCTGACTCTCAATAGTCAATACAATTCGTGTGAGAGTGCCGATACTAGACTTCACAATATCGTGATGACTCACATTAGATCAGGGTCTAATGAGAACAATACTAGCTAGCTAGTCACCTCGTCACCTCGTCACCTCGTCACCTCGTCACCTCGTCACCTCGTCACCTCGTCACCTCGTCACCTCGTCACCTCGTCACCTCAAAATAGGTCAATCGTCATAGGACGTGCTATACGAGGTTTGCAATCGATCATAGGTAATCATGACCGGCAAAATAGACGGCCCTGTAGCACGCTCAGGGGCTAGGGGATGGGGAGGACAAAACGAGAACGAAAATGAAGCGGGTCCGCCTACTCGCGAAATTTTCAAACTTTATCCGTTGATAAACAAACTCACGCTTAAAGCGCAATAAACAAACTCACGGCTTGACAATCAATAAATAAAAGCGTATAGGCTGTAAATATAATCCCTCAACCCTGGAGCAGCCTTATGTCTGATGACACCATCTCTCCTGCTATCAAGAGCGCAATTGATAAAGCGGATACGCTTTGCCTAGCTATTACGCACAACGTATTAATTGAAAATTCTAATGCGCAAGACGGGGCGGCGTATGTATTTCGCATATGGGACAACATGACTTTCTTGATGGCACGCATAGGTTATACGCAAGATGAATTGATTGACTTGGTGAAGTTTGCGTATGAAGAATCGCAAGACCTAAGCGACGAAGACCTAAGTGACGAAGACCTAAGTGACGAGGAGCAAACCGCCAATGATTAATGTGCTAGATCCCGGCCATGTGCGCCTAGTGGATCAGATGGGATCAGATGCAGCCATTGTGCAAGCCGCCCGTGTCTCTTATGGAGAAGGAACTAAGACGGTCCAGGACGACACCGCTTTGGTCCGCTATCTCATGCGGCATCACCACACCACTCCGTTTGAGATGTGCCAATTAAAGTTTCATATCAAGTGCCCCATTTTTGTTGCGCGGCAATGGCATCGGCACCGCACTGCCAGCATCAATGAAATATCAGCGCGCTATTCAGTGTTGCCGGAAGAATACTATGTTCCTGATCCAACGCATGTGCAAGCGCAATCTATCAGCAACAAACAAGGGCGCGAAGGCAAGCTTGCATATCCAGAATTAACATCTAAGATGATTGCAGAAGAAAGTCAGCGGGCGTATAAACATTATATCTCAATGATTGAATCTGATGTTGCAAGAGAACTTGCACGCACGGTGTTGCCCGTCAATTTCTACACAGAATTTTACTGGTCGCTCAACCTTCACAACCTTTTTCACTTTTTGCATCTCCGTTTAGATGAGCATGCGCAGTATGAAATTCGCATGTATGCAGGGGCTATTGCAGAGACAGTGAGTCAGCATTATCCCATAGCCTACCAAGCCTTTCTTGACTACCGCGTTAATGCCGTGCATATATCCAGCCAAGCCTATACGGCGCTTTGCCGTATGTTAAATGGTGAAAAGGTGGACCAAACCATGACACAAATGGGCCAAAGGGAATGGTCTGAGTTTCAACAACTTTTTGGAGAACCGAAAGCATGAGCGAAGCCGTGCAAACTAAAATGGGCCGACCACCCATCTATGATTTCCATGCAATGAAGATAGGCCAAAAATACATAATCAATGTAAAGCGGCCTAATATCTCTGCGGCATGTTCTCAATTTGCCAAACGGCAAACGCCCGTATGGCAATTTAGGTGCAAAGCCGTTACTGACACATCAACTGAAATCACGAGGTTAGCATGAGCAATTTTGAGGTACCGATGCCTACTCGCCCTAAAACTGATGATAGGCTATGGCGCGTACCAGGAGCTTCTAACGTGATTTCGCCACCTACACCTAAGGTGGTGCAAATCAGTGCGGCAGATGCCAAAAACCTTTATCTGCTATATTCTGATGGCACCGTAGGGCATAAAGAGTTTGACAAACCTGTCAAATTCGTTGGAACCGATTATCCGGGACATGAAACATGAACCGCATTGCCTTTGCCGCTCTTGCGGCGTTACTGCTATCCGCACCTGTTGCACAAGCAGCAAACCCAATACTGTGCGTCCCGCTGAAAAAGTTTGAACAGCAATTTATGCAGCAGGGTGACGGTACGATTCTGTGGGAAGGTAAAGCCCTTGATGGCACCATTTATTTTCTGTTACAGCCTCATCTGATCGGCAAGTTCTTGTTAGGCAGACTAAAGCCAAACGGCAAGAATGTATGCTTCTTTGGTGCAGGCACAAGCGGTCTTGTATTGCCTTACACTGGAGATAATGCTTGACTTGCAGTATCAATCACGGCGACTGCCGTGAGGTTTTGCAGATTTGTGCTGATGCAGGAATGATGTTTGATGCTTGCGTCACTGATCCGCCTTATCACTTGACGAGCATTGTGAAGCGGTTTGGATCAAAGACGGCTGCGCCAGCAAAGTTTGGAACAGATGGAGCCTTTGCGCGAGCATCCAAAGGCTTTATGGGGCAAGAATGGGATGGAGGCGATGTAGCGTTTCAACCTGAAACGTGGAATGCAGTTTTAAACGTGATGAAACCAGGAGCCTACCTATTGGCTTTTGGAGGCACTAGAACGTATCATCGACTTGCATGCGCCATTGAAGACGGCGGATTTGAGATTAGAGACACGGTTATGTATCTTTATGGCAGCGGTTTTCCAAAATCACAAAATGTAAGCAAAGAAATAGATAAAAAGTTAGGGGAAAAAAGAAAAGTTGTAGGCAGACAAAAAATTAGGGACTATTCTATTCTTAATGTTAAGCATGGAAGTCAGAAAAGAAACGTAGTAGAATTTGATATTGTAGATGAAAAACCAATATCAAAACAAGCAAAAGAATTTTTCGGATGGGGAAGCGCCTTAAAGCCAGCTTTTGAGCCTATAATAGTTGCTAGAAAACCCCTTGAAGGAACCTTAGCAAATAACGTATTAAAATACGGTGTAGGTGGAATTAACATTGATGCTTGCAGGGTACCGTTGCCTAAAGATGATGCGCTTCATGAAGGTGTTAAGCATTCTGGAACCGCTATGAACACGGGAATTGCAGATACCAATTGGGGGTTTAAAACGGTTGACCGTAAACCAGGATTAGGCCGCTGGCCCGCAAACCTTATCCACGATGGTTCGGAGGAAGTGACATCTGATTTTGGTTCAGCAGCACGATTCTTTTATTGTGCTAAAGCTAACAAAGCAGATCGCGCAGGCAGCACGCATCCTACAGTCAAGCCTCTTGCGTTGATTCGGTATCTATGTCGCCTTATTACGCCGCCTAACGGCCTTATTCTTGACCCTTTTGCGGGATCAGGAACAACAGGGCAAGCAGCGCATGAGGAAGGTTTTAACTCTTATCTGATTGAACAATCAGAAGAATATATAAAACACATCAAGGCAAGAATGGACACCCTTAAATGACGATGAAACCCACCAATCCAAAAGACTTGATTGGATCAGGCAAACTACCTTTACATCTCTGGCCAACAACGGCTACGGCATTGGGCTGCTTAGGCTTGCTTGATGGGATGCTCAAGTATGGTAGAAGTAACTTTCGTGCCGTTGGTGTGCGTGCCAGCATTTATGTTGATGCGGCAAAGCGGCATCTTGACGCATGGTTTGAGGGAGAAGATAACGACCCTGATAGTGGCCTCCCACATTTTGCACATGCTTTGGCTTGCATTGCCATTTTGATTGAAGCGGTTGCGGCTAAAAACTTGACAGATGACCGCATGTATCCTACGGAATACCGAGAGTTTGTTAATGCGCTAACGCCGCATGTAGCACGGCTTAAAGAACTGCATGCTGAGAAGAATCCTAAACACTTTACCATAGCAGACAAGGAAACGCCACAATGAGTGAGTTATTTGGCACATATCCTCGGTTCAAAATAGAGGTGATGACCGTTGATCAAGCTGGAAAATGTTTGGCTGATCTCGCACAAATTGCCGATCACGGAGGATTGGGTAATTGGGAGGCATTTCAAGCGATATGCACGCAATTTTTACGCAACGCAATCACTCACGGCGAAGGCGCAAAAGCCATTGAGAATTTGGACGAGGCGGAGATGGTCGAGGCGATGGCACAAGCCATCTACGATGACCCAGACGAAGAAATTGATTGCGACAAACTCGCCACCGTAGCTTTCGCCGCGATCCAGCCCCACATTGCCCGGTTTGCGGCGGAAAATACGCGGTTGCGAGAGGCATTAGAAATGGTGGTTGCCGAAAAGGTAGACTACATGACCATCAACAATCTTGGCGATCCTGAAAAACAACATACAATCATGCTCGCCCGCGCCGCACTCGGAGAAAAACCATGACCCACGGTTTTTGGTATCTTGGCACCCCATACAGCAAATACCCTCGTGGCATCCAAGCCGCCTATGAAGATGCTTGTTTGCAGCAAGCATTGCTCATCAAGGCTGGTATTCCCGTTTTCTGCCCCATTGCACACACGCATGGGCCAGCTATTCACGGCGGTATTGATCCGCTGGACCACAATATTTGGATTCCAGCCGATGCCCCTTTCATGCAGGCTGCTAAAGGGTTAATAGTTTGTAAAATGGAAGGCTGGCGCGACTCTTATGGCTTGACAGTTGAGGTGGATTATTTTATTAACCATCGTAAGCCAGTGTTTTATATGGATGTGGGTATTGTCCCGCGTGATGTTCTGGTATGGAGAGACCACGATGAGCAGCCCTGATTACCTAAATAACGAATGGAATGACCCACCAGAGCCTACCGCGTGGGCAAAGTTTTTTGCGTTCTTGCTGGTCGCTACAGGCTTTATCGTAGTAGGCGCTGTCTTGTTCTTTGTCTTTGGCGTATATATGGTTTTGTTTCCACTGCCTACTTTGGCACTTCTTTATTTCTGGCTGCGCTAGGTCTCATTTCCTTTTCATGCTATAATGCCTCGTGCGACTTTAATAAGGGGCGTATTTATGCTTGCGATTCAAAAGGTTGATAAAGGATTTCGCGTATTTGGTGTTGCTGATGAAGATTGTGTACTCATCGGCAACGGCTTTATTAAAGCCATTCCGGCCAACGCGAAGATTGTCACTTTCATCAATGGTGTTTGCCCCCACATCATCCCTATCCGCAAGGCTAAAAAGGACGAGCGCAGCGACTTTGCGCTTCCCGACCAGCAGATGTATCCGCTGAACGGCGCGGACCATGTTCATTCCGCAATCGTCCTATTCTCGCGGCATAACTGGTCCCAGACGGGAGGGAAGAAGGAAGCAGCCAAGCGTATCCTTGCAGCCGCCAAACGTCACGGCATTGAGGTATCCACGGCTTCTGACGTGGCAAGAGCCGCACGCGGTAAATAACATATCTCATTCTCCGCTTTAAGTGCGGAAAATAGTATACGACACCCCTTTTAATAAGGCCCTTGGGGATATTACATCTCTCATGGTAACATAAGATACCATGCAGATTGCCTCACAAGATCAAATTATTGAAATCCCCATGATTGTGAAAGCCGGTCCTGTAATGGCCGATGGGACACGAAAGATCAGTTTTGAGTGCAGTAACGAGGTGCCAGACTCAGAGGGCGATATTATCCAAAAAAAAGCACTTTTAGATAGTGCTGACTATTTTTTGAAACAAGGTCACATTGATTTAGACCATCTCAGCGAAATTGGACAACGCTACGGCTTGAATCCAAAAGAATATGTTATAGGACGCCCTACTCGTGTGTTTGATCTCGGTGATAACAGAACTGGTGTTGAAGCCGTTTTAGTTAAAGGAAACCCCCACGCAGATACAATTTGGAACGAACTGCATTCTGAACCTCCTGTTGTATATAAAGCCAGTATCTACGGCTTTCCTAAACCTGGAAATGATGGCATCATAGATGTTCGCGATTACCCGCAGGAGGATACGCAAGGGGCTACCAGATACATTGTTCGCGCAATTACGTGGAAAAGCCTTGCTCTTACAAAGTCTCCAGTGAACACTGCGATTCTGCATAACGTCCAAATCATCAAATCTATGGACGCCTTCATGAAGGCTAATGCCGAATACCTCGCCAAAACATACGGCTTTAGCGAGATGTCTGATATTTCTCTTGGGCCAACAATTCAAAATGGTGGCACAGGGAACAGCGGCATTAATCCAATGGGATTCCCAAGCGGCGGCACTCCCTCTCAAAATGTTGCCCCAAATGGCTTTTTGCATCCGCCGCGTAACCGTGTTGAGGTGTTGGGCCACTATACCCACCATATTTTAAAGGGGCACTGCCCGCACAACAGTATTGCAAAGGCAAACTCTGTGTATTCGTTCAGAGAGCACTTCAAAACATGCTGCGGTTTGCCTCATGATGAGGCAGATATTGTGGCCTTGGCACTCATGTATCTGTTGAAGCATCGCTAATGTCAAAATTATTTTCGCATTTGCCCTTGGTGATGGTTTACCCGATACGTTATACTACCGACTATGACAAATTTTTGCCACCTCAAAGGATTTAATACTCATGTCTAAGGAAGCCTTGTTGGATTCTCTTCGCACTTTGTTCACCACTGTTAAAGCGGCTCCGACTGCCGACTTGGACGGTATTGAGGACATTATGGATTTGTGGAATGAGCCTAACGGCCAGCACAAAATCCCGGCTGAAGGCGAGATCAAGACTGGTCCGAAAGAAGATGCCAGCGGTGACGGCGCGTTCCGCATGGTTGGCCAATACAGCCATCCGGCCCCGCAGCCTGTTGCTACTGAGGCGTATAGCCAGATGTCCGGTATGTTTGAGAAAATGTCCCGTGCCATGAAGGCGCAGCAAGCGCAGATTCAGGCGATGGCGGCTGTTCTTTTTGAGAAGGCCGAACCGGTGAAAGCCGCTCCTGAAGTTGATAGTTTCCTTGCCAAGGCGGAAACCCGCCTAAAGATGGCGAAGATGGCTCTTCGCAAAGCCGATATGGCTGATGAAGACGAGAAGGACGACCGCGAAGATTGCATGGAGAAAGCCGAGCGTATGCTGGCTGCTGCCAAGCGCCTGATTGCCAAAGCCGAAGCGGAAGCCGAGGACGAGGCCGACGAGGAAAAGGCCGAAGGCGTTGAAAAAGCCATTATGGAGCATCGCTCGCTTGCTCGTCGCTTTGCCAAAGCCCGCGCTGAATATCCGGCACCTGTCGTTCCTGTCGTTGAAACGGTGAAAGCCGAAGATGCACAAGAGATGAAAGACGCGAAACAGGAAGAGAAGCGCGTTGAGGCTAAGGAAAAAGACGACAAAGACGAACTGAAGCGCGTCGAGGCTAAGAAGTCGGATGATCCGAATCACATTGAAATCATTGAGACGACCGTTAAGGGCTTAATGGAGAAATTCATGGGCCAAAGCAAGCACCAAATGCCTGATTTTGTGAAGGCTCTGCCGATTGAGTCAATCAGTGATCGTGTGCATGAGGCGATTGATAACGGCACGTTGCAAAGTGACAGTGAAATCATGAAAGCAACTGATCTGCTTGGTCGCGTCAACGCTGCTAAACTGGGTCAATATGATGGTGCTCGCTTGCAGGACGAAATTGCTGCTGCGCCGGATAACGTGCGTTCTCTTTTCAAAATCGCCGCTTAACTTAACTGAAAGACCAGGATTTAACAGATGAATATCACCCAAGAAATCACTAAGGCAAAGCATCAGGCGATTGCCAATATCCATTCTCAGCTTTCCGGCTATGGTAACGAAGGTTTGGCCATGTTCCTTCGTAACATGACCCAAGCTGACGAAGGCCGCGTTGGCGGCTTGGATATTGACGCCTTCTCCAAGGCTAATGAAAAGGGTCCGCTCGCCCGTGCGAATGCGATTGCCCGTGCCTTCCGCGCCAATCCGCGTATGAAGCGTTTCCCGTCCTACGGCGAAGTCGCCAAGGGTGGTGCGCTTGCCAAGGCTGATCTTGACGTTGGCACGCTGACGAACTTCTCGCAAATCACTGGTGGTCAGGCGCTTGGCTATGTGTCGCTTGACACGATGATGGCTCGCGGCACTGTTCGCCCTTCGTCTTTCACTCTCTATCAGTGCTTGGCGAAGTCAGCGGCTAATCAGGTTGTTGACTACTGGGCCTATGCGTCGGCCACGGGTGGTGCGCTTCCTGGTTCGGCGTTTGCCTCGTATTCGTCTGTCAACAGCGGTGCGTTGAACACCAATGCTGGTCAATACGAACTGAAGTATATCACCCTTCAGTTGGCTTTGGATGGCCGTGCGATCACGACTGCCCTTGCCGCGCAAAACTCGTTTGTGAACGTGGCCGAGCAGGAAAACACCAATGCGGCGCTGTCGGTCCTTGAGACGATCAACTGGGCCTGCTATTGGGGCAATCCGACCAATTACCCGAACCAGTTTGCGGGCTTGGCGACGACCATTCCGACTGTCAATCAGGTTGACTTCCAAGTTTATCTGAATGAAGTTTCGGGCTTGGGCTTCACCAACGAGCAGAATGTGTTCAACCTGATCTATGCGCAAGCCGCTGCGATCACCAGTTACCGCACCTATGGTATTGTGACGCATGCGTTCATGTCGCCGATCATGGCGGGTGCGTTGCAGACCTTGACCACCACTCTGTTGAACAACCTTGTCAACGGTAAAAACTTCACCGACCATTCGGCTATCGTGGTCAACGGTGATCTACAAGGCATGAATACCCGCTTTGGCGATATTCACTTCCCCGTTGATTTGTTCATCACCTCGCGTGACAAACCGGCGCAGGCCATTGTTTATGACAACGGTACTTCAGCGGCGACCACGACCAACCCGACCAAGCCTGTTTCGGTCACTGTGACTGCTTCTGGCGCGGCTTCTGGTTCTGACTGGTCTGCTGCTTATGTGGCCAACAGCGGCGACTACGTGTATGCTGTGGCTTCCATGAGCAGCGGCATGGCCGAGTCCACCTTGACCTATGGTGCGGCTACGGGCATTGCGGCTGGTGGTGCGTATTCGGTGGCTATTGCGCCTCCGTCAGACAACAGCGCTGCGGTGTTCCGTGTGTATCGTTCGGGCAACGGGCTTACCTTGGCTGAAGTCACGGCACTCTCCAACGCGGCCACGCAGGCTAACTTGTTCCGCTTTGTTGGTGAAATCGTCGCCAACGGTTCAAGCAATGTCACCTTCGTTGACCTGAACACCCACATCCCTTCAAGCGAGACAATTTTCCTACTTGACCTAGATGAAGGTGATGCGGCTCTGGACTTCCGGTATCTTCTGCCGCTCAGCCGGATCAACTTGTTCGCCCAATCGCTTTATATGCCGTGGGCAATTGCGATGATTGGTGCTATTCGTAACCGTATTCCAAAATTCCACGGAATGATCTCGAACATCGTCATCAATAACCCTGAATTTGATCCGCTGGCAACTAACCTCTAATCTCTAGCCTTCTACCAGCAATAAAACCCCTCTAGTTTTCACTAGAGGGGTTTTTTATGGAGTATAGAGATACTTACGCTGGCAAAGGCCGAATATACGAAAAAACCCATTTGCCCGTGCGTTTTGCACTTCGGTAAGGCCAACATTAAAATAGGTAAGAAACGAAGCCATTTTTGATTTCATAAAATTGCGGCGCGGAAACAGTCCTGTACTATTCACGTAGTAATATGATTGATGTGCGGTATCACCAACATATTTAAAACCAACTTTCTCATAACTATCACCAGTAGCATATCGAGGGTCTACGAAAGAAAATATAGGTTGACCAGCGTAATCAGGATGCTGTAAAAGCCCGTTCAACATTTTACTAAACCCACCAACAACCCGACCTCTGAAAGCCATCCTATTCAGTTCAAAAGTATCATTCTTGAACGCCCAAGATGTTACTCCTACAAGAGCATCTTCATGGACAAGACCTAGATATAACATTCCTGCACCAAAACCCTGAATATGATATTCCTCTAGAAAATCTCTAGCGTCGTCAGTATCTAGTTCAACTAATTTTGTCTTTCTAGCACCAATTTTGGAACTCCGGCCACACTTGTCGTTAATGAAATGCGTAATTGCAGTTTTTCTGTTTTGCCATTCAAAATCAAAAAATGGTATTTGCCCGTCCGCTGTGATTTCTTCTACGATGGTTTTTGCATTAATCGCTGTAAATTCTCGACAAGCAAACGTAGAGAGCAGCTTGAATTTTGAGCCTACTCCAACTAATTTCTCAAATTCACTGTCTTCATAGAAGACATTTAATGTAGTTTTTATAGTAGGCTCCCATTCAAGACCTACTAAAGTACCATTTTTAGAAATATTACAATAAGGACAAGACAACACCAAATTAGACGCAGAGTGTATGCCGTTTTTAACAATAGGCACATAATGGTCTAGGTGGTTGCGGCCCAGTGAGGATAAACAGTGAAAACATCTGTTACCTTGCCACAATTCTAGGTGCGCACGGTGAGGTGCTTCTTTGAAGCCGTCATATTTTGCCCCTTTACGCATAGCGTACCTGATACGCCGTATTTCTGCGGCTCTTTCTGGATGAGATTTACGCCACTTGATATTGGATTTTTTAGAGCGATCCAAATATAATTGAGGATTTGCTTCTCGTTCTAACTTTGCTTTGTGCAAAATTTCTGATCTATGTTTTCTATACCATTTTCGAGAGCAGCGGCGTTGTTGCAAAGTTCTGTGCTGGTCAAATTCAGGATCAAGCGCACGTCTTAATTTAGATTTCTCATACGCTCGTTTAGCTTTTGCGGCGTCATATCCTCGCAACTTCGCAGATTCACGAATTGCCTCCGCGTTCCATACCCGATATTCTTTCGCTAAAGCGTTTAATGCCGCCCTATTTTCTTTGCGATATCGCTCTTGGTTGGCTTTGTAACGCTCTGCGTTGGTTGCAGCCCATGCTTTTGCAGACGTTTTTGCATAGGTAGGGTCTTTGGCATAGCGCTCACGCTTATCTTGGCGCGTGCAGTCAGGGCAATACGGTTTTTTCTTTTTGTTTTTTAGAGTGAAAAACACTGATTCGTCAAAAGATAATTTACATTTTGGACAAGTTTTTTGCTTCATTTACGCAATATACCATAATTTCATGGTATAGTCAAGCAGAGCGCATAATTTTCTTTTATGGCTCCCAAACAACAATATGACGCTTCGGAGTCCAAATTTTGAATATGCCGTTTGCTTTAATGTTATCTTCTCGCGAAGCATCTTCTTTGTAGAAAAGAAGGTTGCTTAACATCTTATTCATATTTGATAAAAAGCGTTGATGCTGTACTCGGTTTGGGAGCACCCACTGATAAGATTCAGGGCTGTACCCCGTATGTGCAAAACCAATGACTTCGTGACCTCCACCATCTGCATATCGACTGTCAACGAAGGTACGGATAGGCTTATCGCCTTTTGCACTCCATAATGCTTTCATGATACGGCTCATACCGCCTGCTACATGCCCGTGAAAAGCGAGACGATCACACTCCCAATTATCTCCTTTGTCATGAAACATACCAAGCCCTAATAATGTTTCGCCATCTGTCAGACCGATTCTGATAGGGGCGTTCACAATGCCCATGACATGATGGTTGTTCAAGAAAGTTTTGGCTTGGTCAAAGGGAACATCCACAATTTCCAATTTACGTGCGCCAGGACTACGCAAAGCAATCCCCATTTTTGAACGAAGCATGTTTATGCAAGAATTGCGTCTATTGAACCATTCATAATCAAATAGAACGATAGGATGCTCAAACAAAGTTTGAGCGGTTTTAGCTGCACGGCCCCGTCCGGTGCCAGGATTGCGGTCACTACCAAAAAATGTGGACACTATCACAAGTATTTTAGTTTTTGCGTTTGGAGCGCTTAATTCCCAAGAGCCATCTCCTATGAGCCGTGCGGTAATGCCTTCTTTATCCAAGTCAAGTTTTATATTGCGATTCTGTAAATACAAACGGTCAGTAATAGCAAACACCTCTCTCGGTTTCCATTCAAAATGATATAACCTGTCTTGACGACCACAGTTACAAAGTTCACAAGTTAAGACAAGGTTTTGATCTGTGCCTGGACCACCGTGCTTACGCGGTAAAATATGCTCTACTGTAAATTTTCCTAAGGGCACATTGCAAAAATAGCAATGCTCTTGTTGCCAGCCGTGAAGCCTACGCAAAGTTGTTTCGTCAATCACCTTATCAGATGCACCTCTAAACCAGCCTGAAGGCGATAAATTATCTTTATGCCAACTTTTGTGCCTATGCACGGTTTTAATTTCTTTTTCGCGAGTGTGCCATTCTGGATCAGTTTTACGTTTTGCGAGTGTCCAATCACGGCGATAAGTATTCAGTTTTTCGGAATTCTTTTCTTTCCAAACTTTTCGTTTCGTCTTTTTGCGTTCTACAATTGTGGCTTTTTTAGATGCCCGGCTTGTGGACAACATGCTGTTTTTAAAGTTTTCATCCGAATTGAATCGAGATTTGAATTCTTCAAATTCAAGGCCGAGCATATTATCTTTTTTGACTTGCCTTTGATATCGTCTCCAAGAGGTAAGTAAGTCTCTTTCTTTCTGACGGTATTTGTCTAAGGCTTGTTTTGCCGATTCAGGGTTTGCCAGCCGTCGCGCTTTGGCTTTAGCCGCTTCTATCTCTGCATTGGCGGCGTAGCGTAACCGTGCAGCTTCTTGCTGGCATACACGGCACGCACTACTGTAGCCGTCTTTGATATGGTGATTTACAGTGTAGTCTATGAAGGGTTTTTCAATTTTGCAAATGCGACAAATTTTGCTCATGGAAAACGTATATCACAAAACTCGTCACTTGTCAAGCTTATTCATGTCCGAAAAACTCTGCATTTTTCGGACATGAATAGGCTTGAAAACCAGACAAATAGGCCGGAGAAGATGTTAAATAAATAGGACAGCGGCAGCAAAAAGGCAAAGTTAAATAAACGAGAAGGTACGGGGCAAAAATTAGACGGAGTGCAAGGGGCTTGACACTAATCCCGTAATTTGATATATAATGCGTGTCTCCCTGTTGTGAAACTTGTGCCGTCACAGCCTTAGCGGCTTTGGCGGCACACTTTTTTGTGGTATAGTAAACATATGAGAATTAAAGCAAAACTACTTCCCGCGTCTCACATTCATAAATCTTGGCGGCTGCAAGGGCGCATTGGTGGAGAAATTCACGGCGTCTATTTCAAACTGCGCACCAACCAAGAATATATTTCAGACGAAGTGCCGCCTCAAGCCTTGCAATACCTCAACGCGCACCGGCATGTGCAGTTGGAAGTGATGAGTGAGCCAATTACCATTGATATTAAACTAGAGCCGCAAGAGCCGCCTAAAGCGCCTGATCCAGTGGTTGCCGTGGTTGAGGAGCCAGTTGTAGAACTGCCGCCGCCTCCTGAAGAACCAGTTGTAGAGGAAGCAGCCTCAGAAATGGTTGAGGAGTCGGTAGAAGAGGCTGCTGCGCCTAAGCGTCGAGGACGCCCTGCGAAAGTCGCGTAATATGGACCCGTTTACCCCTGTGCCCGACTTTTACCGCATAAAACTGCGCTACACTTTATCCGCAGTCTCACGGTTTCCGTGGTTTCAGTGGAAGCCCTCTTACGTTTTTGAGTTTGCAGATGGCTAAGGCCAAATTAAAGCAAATCGCTGCTTCGGTTGAGTTTGACGCGCCAAACATACCAAATATGGATGAACTGCCCCCTGCTAATCCAAGACGGGCTGTTGTTCTATCTGATATGCCGCGCTACGCGCAGAATCAAGACAGAATATTACCTGAAGAACTGCGTGAAACAGCAGAAATGCTGGTGAAGCTGAGCCGTTTAGGCATGTCCTGGAGCCACATGGCGGGGCGCTTAGGCTTGTTCCCTGATGAACTGCGTAAACTGTGTATGGCGTATCCAGACTTGGCTAGAGCGGCTGCGTATGGGGCTGGCGTGGCGTCTGAAGAGATGACCAACGTGGTTTATGAGAAAGCCGTTGAGCAGAAAGATTTGAGTGCGGCTATGTTCTGGCTGAAGGCGCGTGGCGGTTTTGACCCTCCGCCTCAAAAAAGCACGAGCATATCAGTCACTTCAGGGGATGTGACAGTCAGTGTTGATTTAGACCGACTGCGCGATATGGCGGCAGAGCAAGCAACCTTGATTGACGGCGAATTCAAAAACATCTCTTAGATTTGTTCTGGCAAATGCACATATTTATGCTGTGGAAACCCCCATAGCCTACGAAATCCTAGATGGTTAGCCCATGTTTCTTCATTTACGGCTATTTCTGTAGGCTTACCTGAAACCGAGGGGGCAAATTTTAACCGATTTACTATTCCAGTGCTGTTCACATAATTGTAATCCAAGTTGCCTTGACTCATTAGAGTAAAGCCGCACGCAGTATACGCTTGTCCAGGACCTAACCGAGAATCGCAATAACTAATGATTGGCCCTTGATAATTAAAAACTTTTCTAAAATATGCAAGAAGTTTAGATAATCCGCCGGAAACTGCGCCGTCAAAAGCTAATCGAGATAGCTCAGCAACCCCTTTTATCATAGATATGCCTGCGGCGGCTAGAATATTTCCCTCTTTATCTCTGAGTCCAAAATAGAAAGTGGCAGGTTTGCTCTTTTTCAAATGGCGGGCATCCATAAAAGCGGAATATTCAGGCCAGATTAACTCGCACGAGGTTAGTTTTCTCGCGCCTATAGGTGCGTATTTTTTAGTTTTGGCGCTGATTATTTTAATAATTGTTTCTTTGTTATTTTTCCATTCAAAATCCCAAAACACAATTGTATCTGGGAATTCTTTTCGGTACTCAATACTAGATATTTTTCCTAAAAAAGAAAAATAAAAAGAAGATAAAATGGTTATTTTCACTCCTTCTATTTCAACATAGTCCGTAGTGAACACTCCGTTTACCGTTTTGGCTAAGTCTTTTAAAAACTCTTGATGCGCTTTCTGAAGAGGAGCCTTTAATTTTGTTTTTGGGTGCCAAGCAATGCCGTAATATTTTTTGCCTTTAGATAAATTACAACTTTTACAGGCATACGCCACATTGTCGTTTGTGTTTTCTCCATTTTTTATTACAGGAATAATATGGTCTAAATGCTGTTCATGATTTAGAGACTTGCAACAATAAAAACATTGGTGGTTTTGCCATTTGTGCAGCCATGTTAAATGCGCAAAAGATACTTCTTGGTTTACCTCTCTAAGCGTGCGCGCTTTTAAAAAATGTAATTTTACTTTTTCAGGATTATTTTTCTTCCAATCTGCCTGTTTTTTAAGCATTTTTTCTTTGTTTTTATCTCTCCAAGATTGAACAGCCGCGTGTTCTTTATCTAAGTTTTTTTGATATGTCCTAGCCCGTTGGGCTTTTACTTTATCAGGGTTTGCTTTTCTCCATTTTTCTTTTTGAGCCTTTACTTTCTCAGGATTGGCTTCTCGCCATGCTTTTCTCCAGGCTTTTTTGCGGTCCGCAGCACTCAGTTCTGTTTCCATAAGCGCACTATACCATCCACTCATACAAATGTCAAGGGGTAGGCTAATTATTTTGTGCGCCATAGGCCGTTTGCCTATCCCGTGATATACTGCTTAAATGTCCGGTGGTATAAACGAACCAATCTTTGATTATGGCTCTACTCCAATCACGTCTCAAGCGCTTTGGCAATGGGACAATACAGGTTCATATCCTGTAGCCACGGGCTATGGGCTGAATGGCGTATATACGCCTACTAAAACTGGATTAGGCCCTCAAGACCTCCAGAATTTCGTTGGTGTGCCGCTACAGTATTACCAGCCAACGCCAACGCCGGTATCCGCCGAAACGATTCTTGGCTGGATCAGGTATGCGGAAGACTGGGTAGAGCAAGAGACCAGCCTGTTGCTTGCGCCTACGTGGGTGGCTTCGCCGCCTCTGCTGCAACAAGGGCAAACGCAGGACACGCAAGTTGTGCCGAGTTCGGGTCAAGGGATTCAAATTATCGGGCAGGACTACGACTTAGCTGATGCAGCTTATGACTTTTTCTTTCCTCGCGCTCAAGATGAGGGTTGGATGGTACAGTCGCTACGGTACCGGCCTATCCGTAATGTGACGCAGCCAGCGCGTATTCTTTCGCAGCAAGACTATAGCGGCGTGAAAAACATCAGTTATATCTACCCTCTGCTGTCTGAATATTTTAGAGTACCTAGAACTTGGCTTGTTGAGGATCAAGATTTTGGATTAGTGCGGTTAGTTCCAGCAGAGAATGTCCAGGAATTGCCCTTATTTTCGATGCAACTAGCGTTCATGGGGTTCGCAGAGTCTATTCCTGGCGCTCTATATTTTCAATACACAGCCGGATTGATGCCAAACGATTACAATTCTCGCTTTCGGTTTATTCAGCAACTCGTGTTAGCCGCCGCTGCGATACAAGCACTTTCAAGTATACAGGGTTCAGTTTCCATGGGGCTAATTTCCCATTCAACCCTTATTGACGGTGTGCAGTTTCAAGCAAAGTACAGCGAGAATGGACCTTTCGGCAGTCTCATTCAACAGTTCAAAAAACAACGCGATGAACTGTTGAATGTAACTTTTACAAAAGTCGCCGGGCCGCAGATAATAACACTTTAACTAACAAACACCAACTGCTTGACAAAGGGTTTGTTTTGTGGTATAGAGGACTCCTCACACATAAGGAACCTCAATGTTTACCTATCCCTCTGGCATTTATCACATCTACAATCGCATTACCGGTAAAAGTTATGTTGGCAGTGCTATATCGCTAAGAAAGCGATGGATTGATCACCGCAATCTTCTTTTGAAGAACCAGCACCATTCTATCAAATTGCAAAGATCGTGGAATAAACATGGAAAAGATGCTTTTGAGTATTTGATTTTAGAATATGTGGAAAATCCAGAAGATTTAATTGTTAGAGAGCAGTTCTGGATTGATAAAATGAAAACTTTTGCGGAAGGCTATAATATGGCCCCAAACGCAGGAAATTGTTTAGGCATAAAGCATTCAGAAGAAACCAAACAAAGAATGTCGGACACCAGAAAAGGAGTATCTACAGGTCCTAAATCTGAATCGCATAGGGCTGCGATAAGTGAGACTATCGCCACTGCAAATGCTAAACTGCGTGAGCAAGGATTACCCCATCCTAACGCGGGCAAACCAAAATCTGAAGAAGTGAAAGAAAAGTTCCGTAAACCTAAGAGAGAAGGCACAAGTGCGGTGTTTAGCGAAGTGCAACGAAAATTAAATGCAGAGCGAGAGTCGGCAGGACTACCACATCCACTTAAAGGTAGGAAACGCACTCCTGAACAGATCGCCCGTGCTGTAGAAGTTAAACAGCGTAACAAGGCCGCAAAGATTGCAGCCGGTACGTTTGTTGAACCGAATAAAGGAAAGAAACGTACGCCTGAACAGATAGCCCGTAATTCAGAGAGCCAAAAGCGCTTGGCGGCAGAGCGTGCTGCAAAAGGTATCGCAAACCCCCTTGCTGGAAAGCCTAAAACCGAAGAACACAAGCGTAAACTTTCTGAAAGTAAGACGGGAAAGAAAGCCACTCCAGAGCACGTAGAGACTATGCGGCAGGCGCTCATTCAACTTTACGCAGATCGCAAAGCGCAAGGCATCCCTCATCATCTTGCCGGAAAGAAACCACACAACGCAAAAAGCAACTTGACAACCCATCCATAATTTGCTATATACCCTTCACCGCGAGGCAGTCTCCTTTCCTGTTGAGCGTGGTTTTGTTTCCTTTTGTGTTGTTACGATCCCCGCATAGCAAGTACCGCTATGCGGGGCTTCTATTTTATGATATAATTCAATAATGTCTCAATCATGGCCTGCGCCTTATTTTCCGTCGCTGCCGCTTCAAGCGATGCCAGAGCGTATCTTAGATCAGGTGATAAACTCTTATGGCGTACGCTTAGGTTGGATGAAAAATCACGTCTGCGCTTGCACATATGGGTATGAAGTTCCTGGCTCTCCCAACCCAAACTGTAATACGTGTAACGGACGTGGCTATTATTGGGATGCATGGCAGAATGTATTTTCCGGCCTAATTACCTACATGCACACCAGCGCATCCCCAGATGAGCCGGGGGTTACTATGAGTCCTAAATACGGAATCACTGAACGTGCAGAACCTACCCTATCTATTCCGTGGTCTGCACAAGATGTCTGGCTCAATTCTTCCACTATGGACGCTTACGTTGAAATCGATGCCACGACTCGGTTCAACAGTGTGCTTGTCACCGGCCAGAACACGGTGCTGCCTTATCAGCAGCAACTCGTGGTGGAGAATGTCTATCTTTATGATCCGACTGCCCAAACCACGGCTCTATTACCTTCAACGTCTTATGTGGTCTCTGGAGCCGCTGTAACGCTCCCCGGCTATCCCGATGGAACTGCCTATACGGTTGAGTATACAGCTTCTCCGGTCTATCTCGCGTGGCGCTTGGCAGGTGGTATGCCGCATAATAGACCGTTCGCCAATGGTTTAGGACAGATACCCAAACGGTTTCATCTCGTGGCCTTGGATATTTGGACACGCGGGCGCAACAATGGTTCTCAGTTTGGTACGTCGCCTAATATCGTTGGTGCGGCGTGACTTCGTATTCCATCCACACTAATCTTGATCCGCAGCAATTGACAAAAGTTGCCGTTGAGGTCTATAAGCATTGGCTTGAATTTGCTCTTGGTCGCGTTTCTATTGGTAAAGGGGTGTTGAAGCATCCCTCTGGCAAGTATGCATCATCTATTTCATGGAAACGTACGGGACAATATCAAGTCACGATAATTGCAGATACGGATATTGCCAAAGAAGGCGAATGGATTGAAAATGGTGCAGGGTCTTTCAACCTTAAAGATATTATGCTCGCGCAGAAATCTAAGGTGGGTAAGGATGGCTATCGCTACCGCACAGTGATGATGCCTCCAGACCAAGATAACGATCTTGGCGCAGGTGCTATGCTGAGTGCCGGACCCGTGGAAAGTTTTGTTACAGGATCAAAAAACGGTCAACACGTAAAAAAGTCATTTGCAAAAATGTGGGCAAAGCCTATCAAGCGCACACGCTTTAAGACGATGACAGATAAGCCAGGATCATCCCCTTGGGTGATTCCGGCTCGCCCCGCTTATGCCCCGGCTAAGATTCTCTCCCAACTGCTTCAACAGGAGTACGGTTCATGAGCGGTTACGTTCAAGGTACCGTAGGTACTGATCCAATCATTGAATATAGTGCCATTCCGTCAGGCGGCGCGGTAGCCCTTAAACTTTACTCAAGCAGTGCTACTGGCTGGTCGCTGACGCGATATGTGAGCCAAGGAGGCACCTTAGTCAGTGGCACGGCTATTGCGCTCCCTACGCCAGTACCCCCTCTTTACGGCACTGCAGATACGCAAGTAACCGTCTTAGATGTTGGTGATGGGACCAACGCCCCGCTTGATGGCACACTTCAATACGTTTACGAATTTACAACTTCTACGGGTAATATCTCTACGCCTGCTCTACCTGTAGGGGCAAATATCACTTTGGTTCAAGACGACCTGACGTTAATTCTAGTCAGGCTTTTGCAATCGGGGTTTCGCTCTCTTGCCATACCGGCCAATTTTAAGAACAAGCCTACGGTAATGCACGCCATGCCGATTGCAGGGATGCCTACATTGCCGATTGTCGCTATCAACCAATCGTTCTTTGGTCAAGCTGAAGTGCCTATCGGGCAAGCGAATCAAACGAATTATTTTAACAATCAAGGCGTGATTACAGGGATTGCGGATCGCGTATATTCCGTGGCGATCTTAGCAACCACTGTGCAAGAGCGGGATTTTTATCGAGATGCCTTGGTCGGTATTTTCTACAACATCCTCGGCCCTGTGCTTGAAAGCATCGGCCAAGACGTGCGGCACTCGTTTGCTATAGATAGTGGGCAGGTGGTAAGCGAAGCCACGGCTCCAGGCTTCTATTTTGCGGAAGCAATGCTAAAAACGAGTGGTACGTACAATGTCATTCTCACAAGCGACTACGGTATTATGGATGTCATAATGCCGTCGCCAACTCCGACTCAAGACGATAGTAACGGGTTTATTGAATAATTAACAAAAATCATTGCTTTAGTCAATTAGCCTCATCCGATACTCGCGCTGGAAACCCCGGCGTTTAGGCCGGGGAGGAAGGCGCGCCTTTCTTGCGTTTTGGGGGTTAAGATTTTTGTCAAAAAACTTTTAGCATGCGAAGCCCTTTGGATCAAGAGAAAAATGTGGTATATCACTTAATATGATTTTTCGCGGCTTCACCTTCGCGTTGCGCCCGACGCCTGAACAAACTGAAAAGTTTGGTCAGATCGCGGGGGTTTGCCGCTTGGTGTGGAACCTTGCGCTTGAGCAACGCCGTAGCCACTGGCGGAACTATCAAGCGCGAACTGGCAACAATCTAAAGAACATGGCCGCCAGTTCGGCGGCTACAGCCTGTGGAGCGATCCGCTCTGGTGTCGGCCTTGCGGCCAAGACGAAACGGATTGCTGCGAAGCAGGAACCGAAGCATGGGATATTTGTCCATGTTTAGGAGAACGGCGGAGAAGATGTTAATTAAGAAGGCGTAGAATCAGATTAGGCGGGATTTCTGTACCCATAGTTTTTACCTGCTCCTCTACCACTTTACGGGTAGAAGGCTTACACACCAGAGCGATTGCACCTAGATGTGACTTCGCTATGCGCAACTCGTTTGTGGTTTTTTCGTCCATATCATTGTAACTTAAGTTGGAAATCTTGCGAATCGTCCGACGAGTATGGCGCAAAACCGTGCTTTGTCCTTTACTGGCTACCCCTGGCATATCTTTATATTCCAGCCGCTTAACACCAACACGATGCACAGTGCCAAATCGCGTGCCGCTTTCTTTTTCCACGATCTCTCGTGCTTTCACGAGGGGGAGGCGTCCCGATTTTTGCACATCTCTGCCAATAGCATTTGACAAATCTGCGTATGAAACGGTGCCCCCAAGAGGGATTTCTTTCAGTTTTTCTACGAGCACCTTAACTTCGATGTATGTCTCAGGTGCAGAAACAAAATTAGCGATCATTATATGTTCTCCCATTTGATATCAGTAACACCAAAGCGGCCAAAAAATCCTCCATTTTCCGGGCGAAAACGACCAATACCGACAAATTTGCCTGACTGCGTTAAGAAGCGAGTAAACACATCTTCAGTGATTTCGTCCGCAAGGATATGGAAAGAAACCACGCCGCTCCAATCCTCAACCACGGGAAAATACCGCCATACGCGCTTTCCCGATCCACGCACCCCATCTGCGTTTGCATGGATTTTTTGCAAATTGACAGACTTTTTTGTCCACGGCAGAACCAAAGGTTCTAAAACAAGAACCCCTGAAACAAAGAATTTGCTGTAAGTGCTGTTGCCTTTGCCAGCAATTTTCTCCCCGACCATTTTTGCGGCTTTGTCTAAAGCCATCTTAAACGCCATAGGGGGGATAATGACGTTGCCATTGGCGTCGTAGTGGCCTTTTTCGCGCCAAGTGCGGATTTCGTAATCACCATCTTTTTCTTTTGGCAGCATAGGTACATCTTCTTTTGTGTACCGACTTTGCGAATAAGGTGATTTAGATTGTAGCGTAGCATGTGCGATTTTCATGGTTTTCTCCTCAAGGTAAAAAGACGTTGCGTTACGTTGTGCCGCGTGGTGAAGTGGAGTGCTGTGATGTGATGTGAAGTGTTGTGTCGGTTGATCCCTTCTTCGGAATCTCCAAGGGCACGAATGCCATTGGAGAAAACGAAGACGTTGCGTTGCGTTGCGTTGCGGTGCGTTGCGTTGCGTAGCGCGGTGTTGTGCTGTGTCGGTTGATCCCTTCTTCGGAATCTCCAAGGGCACGAATGCCATTGGAGAAAACGAAGACGTTGCGTTGCGTTGCGTTGCGTTGCGTTGCGTAGCGCGGTGGTGTGGAGTGGAGTGCTGTGTAATGTCGTGTCGGTTGATCCCTTCTTCGGAATCTCCAAGGGCACGAATGCCATTGGAGAAAACGAAGACGTTGCGTTGCGTTGCGGAGTGGCGTGTTGTGGTGTGCCGTGACGTCATGTACACCTTCAACCACATTATTTATCCGCTGTCAACCCCTATCGCTAAAGCCTTTTGTGGCAATCTCAAATTAGCCTCATCCCCTTTGGGCGGTTATTTTTTCGTGATATACTGCCAACACAATGTATTTCATTAAAGGTAGAAATTGATGGCTGCTGCAACCCCACTTCCGGTAAAAGCGTTTGTCGCAAAGCTAAAAGGCACTTCTGATGAGATTTGGAGTGCGCTGTTGATTGGTGCCCATCGCGCCGAAAAGAAGACTGAGGCCGAATGGCGTAAATTGATTGCTATGTACGGCAAGCAACCTGCATCCCCGAACGCGAAATAAGGACAGCATAGATGCCCAATGTAAATATTAACTTCCTTGGCGCGAATCTCGTACTTCCGGGGGCATATTATTCCGATAACGTATCGGCTGTCTTAACGCCTACGCAGTCGCTTACCCCGCCTCTACTGTTTATTGGCGATTTTTATGGTCTGGCTCCGAACACCCCAACCACTTTCGTCCTTGCGGCGGCTGCGCAAGCGGCTATGCGTGGTGCGCCGTCTTCTCAGTACTTGCAGTTTATGAGCAATCCTGCACCTGCACTTGCGGGCGCACAGTATATTACGCTGCTCAATGCCGCACCAAACATTCAATCCACTGCAACGATTCAATCGTCTCTCGGCATCAGCCTCATCAACCTCACGAGCACCAATTACGGCGCGGCATGTAACCTTCTGCAGTATAGCGTAGAATCTGGAACCACCGCAGGCTACCTTGTCACGCTTTATGATGGCTATTCCAATACGTCTGTCACTGGTGACAATCTTGGTGTACCGCTTGAGATTGCCTACACAGGGTCTTCAACTTCGGTCAATTTCACTGTGTCTGGCAGCGCGAGCGCAGCCGTCGCTTTGGTTGTAACCAGTTCAAACGCTGGTGAATCTTTCACCATTCCGCTTGGTGGGAGTGGATATTCTACGGTTGCACAAGTGGCTGCGTATCTCAATGGTACCGGCTTTTACGCGGCTAATGTGATTTCCAACGGTAATCTACCTAGCAGCAATCTTGATCTCGTGTCAAACGTTTCGCTTCCTGCGCCAAGTTCAGGCAGTTATACTTATGTGGAGGCCCCGGCCACGCTTGGTGACATATTGTATTGGGTGAACACTTACGCCAGCACAACTGCTACAGCGGCTTTGGTGAGTGGAACCGCCCTAACCACGGAAGTCACTCTTGCCGATATGCCGTTGACCCACTTCACAGGTGGGCAAAACGTGCCGCCGACCAATGCGGATTATGCTGCTGCGTTCAATGCGGCGCTCAATACTCCGGCTTGGGCGGTGTTTGCTGATAGCAACAGCCCAGAGGTTCAGGCTCTTGGCGCGCAACATGAGCAGACTGCGTCAAGCATTACCTATGGTAAGTGGCGGCGTTTTGTCAGCGGTTCTAGCGTTGGCGATTCTGTTGCGGTCACGGTGCAAAATGCACGGCAACTCAATTCGCTTGGGTCCGTGTATTGTTACCCTGGCATTTACCGCACCGACACGAATACAGGGGTTAATACCTTGTATGGCGGCCTTGCGGTGGCGGCTGCGGTTGCAGGCATCATGTGCGGTAACATCATTGCGCAGCCTTTGACCAATCAGCAATTGACCGGCAATGGTGTTGAGGCGGCTGGCGGCAGCGGTGCGTATCTGTCGCTATCGCAGATCAATGAATTGCAGCAGGCCGGGGTGTTGGTTGTCAACTATCCCACGGCTAACGTGCCTACCATCATATCTGATCTTACGACTTGGCAGGGCGATAACAATCCAGAGAACGTCTTCACTCAACAAGTGGCGGCTCGATGGGGTCTTGCTTATTCTTTGACTGCAGCGGTTCAGCCTTACATTGGTACGATTGCCAGCCCATACGGCATTACCCGTGTTCGCAATGCAATCGTCACCCAGTTGAACAACCTGATCTACAGCCCCGGTAATAACGGTGTGCTTGTGTCGTGGGATGCAAAGTCTTTAGTATTGCAATATACCGGCGCTACTCAGTCTTTGGCTGTCTCGGTTAATGTAGTACTCGTTGGGCAGATACGTTTTGTTCTCGAAACTGTGTTTGTGCAACCACTGAATCTTACATAAGGATATAAAATAGATGCCCGGTTACAATCAGCAGCAATTAAATTACAAAGTCCTCAACGGCAACGCCGTTTCAATTTTAATCGGGGATACTGTCGTGGGATTCGGCCAAACGAGTTCTCCCACGATTGACTATGGAACGGAACCACTTTACGGAATTTCCTCGGCCAGACCTCAAGAGATCCAGCAACTTAGATTTAGTATGAGCATCACGCTTGACTACTTTAAGTTGACGGCAGAGGGTCAAGCATTCTTTGGCGAAACGACTCCGCTTTCTGTCATTTTAGCAAACAACAGCTTCAATATTTTTTTGGTCGATAACGCAGGAACCGCTTTCCTTTCCTACGTTGGCTGCGTGGCATCCAATGACAGCACGCAGATTTCAGCTAATGCGGTCGTTGCACAAAACGTGTCATTTCTTGCTATGGACGTGCTAGATGCTAACGGCAATTCTGTTCTTAACAGCAATTCCGCGCTCCTCTTGAACTTCGTTGCCTCCGCTGCTGGCGGAAGCGGTTCTACCCCCACTGCGCCGTAATCGCTATCCGGCTTGACTAAAGCCCCTTTTTGTGCTAACAACGCCACCATGATCGGGACCACAATGCAGCACTAAACATCCTTGATCGCGGTTTTTCGGGCGTAGTGGCCCGAAGGGAGGTTAACGTAGAACAGTGGTTCAAGCGTTCTCCTGAAAATATTAGTTTGGAGATTTCAAATTGAGACACTACATACACTCCACGCTTAACCACAATCCTTAAAAGGACTCCTAATGCCTGATATTCTTGATAACAGCGTAACCGTTAAGGTCGGTGATGACGATTTCCGTTTTCGCGTGCCGTCTCCTATGGATATGGCGCGTATTGGCATGGTAGCCGCGTCTATTCGCCGTGAGATGGACCCGGCTGGACTTGGCTATGAAGACGGCCTTGATTGGCAGACTGCCGTGCTTGTGCGCTCTATGGCCACCATGACTGTGCTGCTTGAGCAATCAAGCGCCAAATGGCCGTTTAATGAAGTGCGTGATGCACGCGGGAATGCTTCTGTTGGTGTGGATTACAAGAAGTTTCCGCCGACTGCTTCTACTCTACTGCCTGAGATTTACGACAAGTTGCAAGACGAGGTGGCGCGATTTCTCAATGGAGGGGTTGCCAACGCAAACGCCTCTGGCACAGAAACTGTGGCGGCTGGCACAAATCCTTAATTGTAGTCCTTTTGATGACAAGGTAACAGGGTTGTCTGATGTACGCATGAATTTCATTCTTGAAATGTATGCTATTGACAATCCAGACAAACTCAAATTTACCCGTCCGCAAGACACGCAAGAAATGGAGAACAAGACCAATGTGCTTGAGGGCTGGTCAACGCGCTTAATGGGCAAAGCGAAACAGGCTTTGCTCAACCGTATTTCGTTTAAGGTGCCTGAACAATACTTACCGCCTAAGCCGCCTGTTGAATATGCACCGCCTGAGAAAAAATCCTAAAACATGATAAAGTATTTGGCATGACAGACGAAATCAACATTACAGGCAAGCCCGGCTCTCGCGCAAACAACCCATTAGGGCTAGATAAAAACCCTATCAGGGGTGCAAAACTGCGTGCAGGGTTTATTAAACAGGGATCGTTATCTGAGCCAGATTTGGCTATTGACCCTAACGTATTTAACTCCGCTGCGCTTCAAAATACGCTTTTGAGACAGAGAAACCGCACCTTTGAAATGAAATTAAGAGCGGCAGAAAGTACGGAGCGGCTTAGAGCAAGCGCCCGTGCTGCTGATACAAGTTATCGCAATGACTATACGTTAGCATCCCGTATGAACGCGGATGTCAATGCTCGTAACCGCGCAAGCGCCCGTGCTGCTGACACAAGTTATCGCAATGATTATGCATTAGCATCCCGTATGAACGCGGATGTCAATGCTCGTAACCGCGCAAGCGCCCGTGCTGTTGATGCAGGATACCGTAACGATTATGCACTAGCCTCTCGGATGAACGCAGACAAGGATGCCGCTTACAAGCGCACTCCTATGTATTCCCGTGAGCAAGAATTTGGACGGTTGGGGCGGCGTGGTGCTCAAGCCACTAATAACGGTGAACTAAAAGAACTAATTAGGATTGACCGCCATCTTGCTAAGATGGATAAAACGCTTGATAAATATACCAAAGCGAATATCCATAATGCGCCAGAACGCGAAGCCGCTTTAATCCGCGCACGGCAAACACTTGCAGGTGCGTATTCGCAAGTCAGTGCGGGTGCAGAGGGTGCGCCAGGGCTTAAAGGCTTCCTTATGCGCGCTGTGGTGCAGAGGCGTGCAGCAAGGGCTAGGGATGCCGCTGGCGGCGGCTATGGCGGCGGTGGTGGAGGGAAACGCGGCGGCTTAGGCGGCATGAAAGATGCTGCTATGGGGATGCTTGGAGACGGGCTTGAAGGGCTGGGCGTAGTTGGGGATGTTTTAGGCCCAATTGGGATAGGAATAGGGGTTTTAGGGGCAGCGGCCTACGAAGCATATAAAGTGCCTGCACAAATTTCTAACCTATATAATAGTGCATATGATACTGCTAGGCCATTTATTGATCTGAAACGAAATGCTGGTTTTTTAGGATTAGCAGGGGGATTAAATGGTCGTAATTTATTACGCCGCTTTAATGGTTCTAAATCGGGTTCATGGGAGGGTGCTTACGGATTAAGTCCGCAATCAAGCATGCGGATGTTACTTGATTACGGTATTGTGCCTAAATCAGCGGCTAGTGCGCAAAATACTGTGCAGTATATGGCGGGGCTGCGCTATAAAGGCGCTTTTGCCGGAATGGGCGACAAGTCCTATGAGGATATTGCACGGCAGCAATCAATATTTAATTTGTCTCGTACAGAGAATACTAAACAACTTGAGCGGCTTTTTACTGATGCTACATCTAAAGGGCTGTCTCGTGCTTCTGTTTTGCAAACGACTAATGCGCTTTTGCGGCAAATCGCTGCTTCTGGAGGAATGACTAATTCAGGAGGCGCAGCCATTCGACTTGCCCGTACGGCGATGGCTTCGGGATTATCCGGTGGGCGCAATGGTGCATTGGCTTTATCGGCTGGAGCACAATTAGCAAGCACATATGCTAATTTAGGCACCAACCCCGTTACGTCAATGCCTATTGTTAGTTTTATTGAACAGCATGGTGGGCGGGCACATTCATTATCTGCCCTTAAAGCGCAATTAGATAATTTTGCTCCTGGCTCTTTTGAAACTGCTGAAAAAACTTCAGCGGGGCGGCGTATGATTTCAAGCATGATTGCCCCCGGCAATAACATGTACACCTATTTACGCCAATTCAGTAACATTGAAAATGCACACAAAGGCGCGCTTGCCCGCAATGCTCAACATTGGGGGAGAGTACATGCGCCCAGCCCAGCACTTGTGCCTTTTTATGGAAGTGCTGCAGCAGGCGAAACAATGCCTAACTATTATGGGTCTACACGAGCAATATACCCTAATCCTAATGCTCTTCACGGTAAATACCATATTCCGTTCCATACTTTTATGTCGGCTATCCATCATGCCAGCGTGGTAACGGGCGTACCAGAAAAATATTTATACGGCATAGGTTCACAAGAAAGCGATTTTGGAAAAAACGTCTATAACCCACTAGGAGGGGCCGCAGGGCCTCTTCAAAATACGCCGGGGTCTGCAAATCGCCATTTTCATTACCTTACCTCCATGCAAAATATTAAGCACCCAAAACGATCTGCTGTTGAGTCTGCTAAAATTTTTGCGCACGATTGGGCACTATTTAATGGTAGGGGGTTATCAGAAAAGCAACATTATTTAGCCACCTTAGCTTTATTTGGCGGATGGGTGCTTCCTGGCGGCAACGCTGTTCACGAGGCACTAAATGGCCAAGTTCAATCTGGTTTTTTAACTTATGGACCTACAGCATGGGCTACCGCACAATCATACGATGCTAAACAAGCCCAGCGTAAAACTCATGCACATTTAAAAGCCATACATAGATCGCTTGAAACAGCACATTTACATAATAAAATTCTTCGGCAACCTATTGCTATCCCGTCTACCCCGGCATCTGCGCACTTACCATCTGTCAGCCTCATTACGCAATTATCTAAATTGAATAGTGCAAATGCAAATAGTAGTCAGTGGCTCGCACATAACGCAGCAGGACCACTTCCCGTAAACGTATCTTCAGTTTTGCATAATATTCGCCAAAAAGAGCAAGCAAAATTGATAAGTACAGATAATACCAATTTAGCCCATACAGGAAATAAACTTCAAACGGCAGCAGGTACACTAGCTATGCAATCTGCAAAAAATACGGATCAATCTTTAGGCAAGGTACTTGGTACTTTTACTTCTAATGCAGAAGCATTGTCCCAAAATTTTAGCAATTTAGCAAAAGAAACCGCAATTCTTGTTACTAATTTTTCTAAAATAAATAAACAGGTATCTAAAAATTCAAGTAATATGACTCCTTCTTTCGCAATGGGCGGAATTTGATGAGTTTTTCATCTTCTTTTTTAACCGCGCCTCAATTATTTATTTCTGTTTATCCGTTTGAGGGCGGAAACTACTTCATTAACGGCAATAATGGAACCGTTTTGCGAGCGCAAGTCAGCAAAAACATTCGCGGGCAAGTAGGCACTTTTGCGCTCACTCTTGCGCCTGGAGGTCCAAACGGGCCTAATAACAGGCCGACTTGGACAGAATTGCTTACACCAATGTCTTTGGTTATTATTGGTATTGCGCGAGGGCAATATCGCCAGATTGTCATGGTTGGAAACGTGCAATCGTGCCAAGAAACACAAATTTGGCATACGGGTAAAGGGGTTGCTCGCGCTATTGTTGTAGAAGGTACTGATTTTCAACAATTTTTTAATCAACCTTCTTATTATACTACTTCGTTTTTAGCTGGGTCTGTTAATGCAGTTATCCCTGGCGCACAAGGATTTAAGAGTGTTGTTTCCGATGGGTTGTTGACGGGGCCTCCTAATCAATTTGCTGCAAAATGGTATAAAGATATTATGGCAGGCCCTAATAGCATTATGGCAAATCTCACTTTTGCATATAAAAATTCTAGGGTTGCTTTTTACAACATTGTTTCGCAATATTGGGAGGCGTATGATAGTGCCGTCACAATTCCATTCGCAGACTATTACATGCTTAGTAATGGGTCATGGCAACAAAAATTTTTAACCACCCTACCTCTCCCTTGGTATGAGTTTTTTGTAACGACCGCACCAGTAGGCTATTATGATAGTCACATTCCTCCTCCAGCCGCAGCCATTGAGACAGGAGGTTCCATAAGCATTCCTGCACCAATCGGTTTTAGCCTTCCTGGGTTTGCCACCGTAGGGCCTCAAGTTGTTGCTAGGGTCAATCCTTTTCCGTGGACCCAGCCTACAGGCCCGTATACCGCAGGAGGCACTTTTCCAAAAGTCACTATGAACCAAGATCGTTGGAATGCACTTCCGACTTTTGTTACAGAAGAAACAAGCGGGATTGAACATAGTCTCAATTTTTCTACTGATGAAGTACGTAATTTTTACGTCATAAATCCTACTTATCTTACTCAGGCGTTAGGAGTTAATAATTCTAATAACTCACCATTTATTTATACGTACGCTGCTTTTGTGGATGTAGGGTCTATTCACCGCTATGGGTATAGGCCAGAAATAGCAGAAATATCGTGGTTCAGTGACATGAGCGGTGCATATGCGCGACTAATGGCGGCTACTGGTCAAACTCCAGAAAATTTCTCTCAACTTGTAGAAGAATTATCTTTGCGCCAATCTTCTTACTTTGAGCCTACTCCGTTGATGGCAAAAGGCAATATCACAATGCGGTTGCGCCCTGATATCTTAATTGGTACTCGATTTATCTACAATCCGTTCAAAAATCCTGAACCTTGGCAGTTTTATGTGGAAGGCGTGGATCACGATTTTGTTTTTGGGGAACAATCAACCACGACTTTAACCTTAACTCGCGGACTGCCCACTACCGTGTACGCTAACAGCACATTGCTTGAGGCGATTCACACTGGCAACGCACAACGGCTAAACGGTCAGTATGTGCAAGGTAACGTACCTAACATTGGTTCCGGTCTGGAGCCGGTTAATTATGCGTCCATCCAACAAGGTATTATAGGCCAAATCGCTAATACATTTAATAAACCTCAATATTAAGAAGCACAAAAATGGTACCTTTTCTTACAAAAGCGCAAGTCATTTCTCAATCGCCACCAAATGCAGTTTTTATTATGTTTATGAGCGGGCAAATGCCGTCTTATCCCGTGCAAGTGCTTATCCACGGCCCCGCTGATCCGCTGCGCGTCAATCAAGTATCTCTCCCTGCGCCTGGAACATGGGGAATGGTTGCGTTTCATGCGGGTGATGTGCGTAACGGTGTTTGGCTTGGCTCATATTACGGGCAAAACAATCAGGCTTTTTCCGATACTACTGATGCCAATTATGAATATAATTCTCACTATAGCGGCTTTTACACAACGCTTGATAAAACGGGAAACAAGGTTATTTCGTTTCCTGACGGCACAAACATTGTCATAGGCGATGGCATCACTACGCCTCCAGCGATGTATCGCCAAACCGTCAATCCGGCTCAAGAGCAAGAAGCTGTGCCCTTTACTGACGCGCAGCGCGTCATCAACAAGCCTAGCCCGTTCACCCTCACTGTCAACCACCCTACCGGCGCGTCCCTACAGATCACCCCTTCAGGGGCTATTAACGTCAATGCGGCAACAGGCGAAACCGTCAATTTCAGCCAAGGGGGCGCAAACGTAACTGATGCTTTGGTGCTTGTTAGCAAGATGGTTTCAGAATTTAACAACCATGTGCATCCCGATCCTCAAGGGGGAGATACTGGACCCCCTGCGACACAATTGACGGCTGCAAATATTGAATCAACAGTCACGAAAACCTCGTCTTAGGTTTTTGCACAAAATCATGATAAACTAGATTAATGGCAACGTATCTCTATCCTCCCTTAGTTGACGTTGGAAAAGCGCAAACTTTAGTCTCTGGCTATGGCGGCATTTTCCTGCCTAGTTTCACTCAAGACACCGCATATACATTTGACGGCACGGCGCTTGCGGCTGTCTCAGGCACCTTCCCTCCCTATGGCGCAACTGCCTCTACGGCTACGAGCGCCGGAACGTGGTGGACGACTTGGGAAAACCAAGTTGCACAGATTGATGCAGCCGGGGCGATTTCTATTTATTCTTTATCAACAACGATCTATCCTATTGAGGTATCTGCTGGAGTTGACTTAACTACTTCTAGTGGAAGCATAATTTATGCAGAAGTAAATTCAAATGACTTTTTTAAAGGCGCGACAAATTTTAACAATACTCCATATTTTTTAACATTTGGTGGAAATATATTTACTGTTTCTGGAGGTGCTTTCGTTACTGCAGGAGGAGTTGCTTCTGGGGCGGTATGTTTGCAAACAGACAATACTAACCTTTACAGCCTTATTGCTCCCGCGAATGAAATTGCTAAATATGATTTAGCCACTGGGGCTACCTCTTATTCAGCGGCACCGATCTCTAACTTGCTTCAAGTGATTAATTTAACGCCTACGGCGTCTGGTGTGGCTGTGGTTGGCACTGCGCAAGGTCCGTTGACCGATTATGGCGCATACAACGTATCCACGGCTCCAGATGCTTCCTTTTCTGTTTTTGCTAATCCACAAAACAACACGCTGTATCTGCTTGAAGGGCCTGATCCAAATTGGAGTGTAATTAATACCTATATCGCCTCTGGTACTGCGTATTGGTGTGCATGGAATGATTTAAGTACGCAAGTCTTAGTGACGGATACGGCGTCTACCAATCTTGTAATTTACGCTGTTGCCAACTCCGCACTATCTGTTTTTCAAACACTTACGCTCACTGTTTCAGGTGCAACGCAGATTCAAGGCGTACCTAATACGTCGCAAGCCGTTTTTGTTAATCCTACTCAAAACACGGTTCAGTTTTTAGATTTTGCTAGTGGAGCATGGAGTGAAGGGCAAAATTTTGCTGTTACTAATCCAACATGCATACATGCAGTTTCAGCAACAAGCATCGTTGTTGGTGCGAATGACAGTTTAGTATTTTTGTCTTATGTTAATGCTGCATGGGAAATATCTAGTACCACTTCAATTGCTTTTACGCCAGCAAGTGTATATCAAGATGTGAATGGCGTCACCTATGCAGTGGGTACAATTGGCAGTACAGGATATTTGACTGCGATTGAAACGTCAATGGTTAGTACAAATTGGATAGGAAGCGGTGATGCTGTCTATTGGCAGCAGGGGCAAATCCTTGTTTCAGACATCAGCAATACGTTGCTAAGGGTTTTTTATTATATCACAGATTTAGTTCAAGATAAAACCATTCCAGTCCCTATCGGCTGGAAGCATATTAACACCGGGGGCATTGCGCTTTTTGGCTCTACAGCAAAAAACCTTTACGTTTACTCGTTCACCAAGCCTTTTACTGTCGCCCCTATACCTTATGGATGGGCCACTACATACAATGGTGCATGGGGGCCAATTGCTAATCTAATATCTGCTTTCGGCATTCCGATGGCAACCACTCTTAATCCGACAAATGGGTACTTAACCGTTGCTACTACCAACAATCAACTTTACGAGATAAACGGCAGCACGATTGTAAGTCAATCCACGATCACTAATTATCAAAATCAACCCTATAATCAGCCGATTGGGATTTCTGATTTGCTATGGTATAGTGACGGGCATCTTTACGCAAGCACGTCTCTCAATTCAGCATTGTTGAAAGTAATCTAATGCCGACAATTGAACAACTTCCTTCTCCAATTACCGCTTCATCTGCGGACCTATTGCCTATTGTTCAAAGCGATGGGAATATGCATCAAATCACACCTGGAGCGATGGTCATCCTTGCATCAGGATCAACCACGACTCAAACGCTAACACAAATTGGTGGCGTTGCTAATGCCGCGCTCTCATTATCTCAAGCACAATCTAATTTTGCAGCGATCAACGGGTCTCCGTCTGAAGTCTTTAACGTAGCGAACGCAACGAGTTCAACAGAAGCGACTCCATTGGCGCAAGTCCGGACCCTTATTGCTTCCAGTGCGCTCTCATTATCTCAAGCACGATCTAATTTTGCAGCGATCAACGGGTCTCCGTCTGAAGTCTTTAACGTAGCGAACGCAACGAGTTCAACAGAAGCGACTCCATTGGCGCAAGTCCAGACCCTTATTGCTTCCAGTGCGCTATCATTATCTCAAGCCCAAGCAACGACTAACGGGTCTTCGTCTGAAGTCTTTAATGTGCCCACTGCTGCGACGGCAACGCAAGCAACTCCGTTGGCGCAAGTCCAGTCCCTTATTGCTTCCAGTACGCTTATGAGCGTTAAAACATACGGCGCGAAAGGAGATGGTGTTACCGACGACACGGCGGCGATCACCAATGCCGACGCCGCTGCACGGCAGGCAGGTGCGCAGTTGTTCTTTCCTGCGGGCGTTTATATGGCGAGCCAGATTGTCATTTATACCGGCTCTAATTGGATCGGGGAAGGCCGAGCGACAGGAATGAACAACACGGTCTGGACACAACCGACTGGCGGCACGATCTTGAGGCAAATAATAGGCAGTAATGTTGATTTTATTTATGGGAATAATTCAGATAGTAATTGGGGTGTTGCGTCACCAACTACTTTTGTAAACGGATACACATTAAAAAATTTAACAGTTGACGGGAATTGGAACAGCGGAGCAGGCAATACGAGCGGAAACGGCGTGGCTATTTACGGATGCTTACCCGTCATTGAAAATGTCTACATTACCAACGTCGCGCAAAACGGACTCCGCACAGGATGGGTTGTATCTAATACTGCGCCGATTCCTGGATTTGGCACTTTTACAATGGAAGGGTTTTACTCTAACATTAAAATTGATACGGTTGGCGAGCATGGTTGGTGGGACGCAGGCCCGCATGACTCTCTAGCAACCGCAATTATTATTATTGATGCAAGTCGCGCCGCTTCCAACACATATGATTCGTATTATTCGGATATTGGTGGCGATATTGCGTTTGTGGATTTTCACGGTTGGACTCGTCATGCAAGTGCAGGGGGCGCAACAGTATTTAGCCAATATAGTGCAAATTTAAAAGGCGGTAATGCAAGGTTCGCAAATAGTCAATTTGAAGGCGCGTATAGTGCTTGCGTTAACATTAATACAGGCGGAAACATATTTGCATCAGATTGTATGTATTACGGGGCTAACAACGGCGTGACCATTTTTATGGGTGGCACGGATTGCACTTCAAACCTTATAGAAGGAATTGTAGGGGGTCCGGCTGTAAATGCAGTGGCTTCCGTAGGCGTTCAAATTAGTAGCAATAGCGGCGACTATGTGGCCAATAACGTAATAAACTTGATATGCGATTCCCAAGAAAACGGCAATATTGCTTTCGGGACTGCTAACGCTGGAAGAAATATAATTAAAATAAAAGCCTCTAATAATACAGCGGTCACTTATTACGGAACACCATCAACCGAAGACGATTTTTATATATCTGGATACAACAGCAACGGCAATTATGCGATTTCAAATAATTGGCGGCAGGCATCTAGGACGTTTGCTTCCGGCGTAGGAGTGGTGTCTGAGTCGTTAGCAAATATAACTTCATTGGCTTTAGACGCAGGAACGTGGGAAGTTTGGGGATCAGCCCTTGGAGTTTTAGGAAGTGGAAGCACAATGTCAGCATTTATTGCTTGTGTGTCTATATCGGCATCAAGTGTGCCCATAGGTGTATCTGGATTAACTAGGCAGTATTATACAAATTTTGCCACCGGCAACGGGACAGATGCAAATGTTTTGGAAGCAGGGCATGCCGTAATTAATCTTGAAACTGCTGGAGCGATATATTTAAATGTAGAGGCTATTTTCAACGGCACTTTAACATGCGGCGGCGAAATTCAAGCAAAGCGACTTGTATGAGCACCAACCCCACATCTGGTATATCCTTTGCGACGACCGTATTACGACCAAGCCAAAGGTTAAGGTAAAATGAGCGGTCTTTTAAGCGGTCTTTTAGCGCCTATCTTAAACACATCATTGCAGCAAAGTTTCAGGGCTGTTCAAGTCCCTAATACGCAACTTGCGCTTTATACCTTATCTATCCGCTTTCCCGGAAGGGCTGCTGCGCCGTTTAAGGTATATACTTTTCCAGTTAGCCCGCAGGCAATTCGCAAAACTTTTACCTCCATGTCAACGATTTATGATGTGCCTGGAACACCGCTTTACAACGGGGTGCAGCGTGAGGTGGATGTGTATGGGTTGTCACCCGTCACATATACGGTAGAGGGAACTACAGGTTGGCAGCGGCACAGCAATGACGGTTATCTATTCACTGGGCTTCAATCCGTGCAAGCCATTCAAGCACTATTGAGTGAATACGCTTTGCTTAACCAAGTGCAAATGCAGAACCAACTTACCAATCTATACACGCTTGAATTTTACGATTATTTTAACCGCGAGTTTTGGCAGATTGAACCCATTGGCCCACAAGGTATTACCCAAGACGCATCGCAACCGCTGTACACGAAATACCGCTTCACTTGGGCAGGTATTAACCGCGTAGATGCGCCTATTTTCTCCAGCCTTAGTGATCCGCTTGGGCAATTATTTTCGGCTGTGGCCGGTCCTGTGATTAGCACAGTACAATCAAGCATCTCTTCCGTTCTTTCGAGTTATGGGCTGTGAGCGGCACATTAAATATTATAGGCTATCAAGGCCAAGTCTGGAACAATGCGCTTCAGACATTGAATTATTACAACCAAAATATTGACTCAAATAATCTTGTTGCCGCGCAGACGCTTACCAAACTCACGGCGTCTTCGCTTAAAAATGCTTTATCTTTATTTACCGCAAATCAAGATGTGGTTCAAATCTACAATGCGTATTTGCTGCTTTCAGAAGCATTTGCTGTTCCCGCTACCATTGATGCTACAGATGCGGCTTATATTCAAAATCGCTTAAACGGGATGCTGGCTTTTACCGGTAATCAGATGCGGTTTCAGCCGACTTTAACGCCGCCTTCTACAGCAGCAAACGCAAATACTTTATCCATTCCCGCGTCAGGATATGTTGAATATATCATGGCGTTTGATGGAGAAGTTGCACCAACAAGTTATACTAATATTATATCTTCTGCCACGGCTGCGGCAAATGCGTGGAGTGTATTAGCAAATGCGCTACTCGCGTCAGGGCAGCAGTATAGCGGCGCTGCGTATCAAGCTGTTTTATCTATGCAGCAATCATCTTTGGTTGTTGCACAAAACCTCAATTCTGCCAATATTTCTTTATTTCAAAATACACAACAAAATTGGAATAGCCTTGTTGCAGTTCCTACATATCTTGCACTAGCCTCTTTAATCGGCAACAATCCAGCTAATGCCCAAAGCCAAAATCTTAATGCGGCACGATATGTATTAGGCACAACTCTTCAATCACTAAACGAAGCCCTTGTTGTGCTGCGCCAGCAAATCAGCGGTAACATTCAATTAACGACTGTAAGGCAAAACGAAAATCTTATGGATATCTCTGCCCGCACACTCGGTAATTTTGAGCAATGGGTAGATATTGCCGTTGTCAATAACCTACAGCCGCCTTATATTGCCAACACGTATGCGCCAAATGTGGCTATTCCTGGCCAGCAGATTTTCTTACCGACCCCCGGCAATGTGCAGACGCAAGGCTCTACGCCGATATATACGATCAACTATTTGGGTGTTGACCTTTACTACGGCCCTATGAATGAAGATATGATTCCTTGGACCGGCGATCTAAACACGATTTCTGGATATAACAATCTTTCTTTTTCGCTTGGGCGGCGTTTGCAAACCACTTACGGCGATCTTATCTACCATACTGATTTTGGCTCACGCATTCCGCCTGAAATTGGCAAAATCGCTACAGGCAATGAATTGTCACTTATCACAGCGTTTACCACGTCCTGCTTACTCTCTGATCCACGAGTGAATAAGGTAACAAATGTCGCCTCGCAGGCTTACCAAAATTATGCTATAAGTGTTTCTGCCACTGTCATTCCTAACGGGCTTAACGGTCAATCTGGAATTAACATTAACGAGGTCATTGCGTGAGTAACACAATCACTGTTGCTGCCCCACCAACTACTGTTGAGGTTGCCACTCAAGTTATGAGTTGGCAGACAGGCCAATCAGGGGTTATTACCGACTATAATGTAGGTTCGCAGATTCGCACCTTGAGCGAAGCGATAGGCTCTGTGGAGGAGTTAAGCGGCGTTGCGGCGCAAGCCCTCGCATTTCAGGCTCTTGTGTACTCTGCGTATTCAGCTTTTGGTATTACACCTTTAGATGCAGCTTTCGCTTCAGGCGCGATTACGTTTTCAACAGGTACAGGCTCTAATCCACCCCCTGCTGCACAATCAATCGCTATCCCTGCCGGAACGCTTGTGCAGACGATTGGAGGCACGCAGTTTCAAACGACACAAAGCGTGGTACTGCTTCAAAATAGTACATCTATTTCTGCACCGATCACCGCAACCGTGGCGGGGTTGAACGGTAATGTTTCCGCCAATACTATTACGCAAATTGTAACAGGCTTACCGTACGCACTATACTGCAATAATAGTGCGCCGACTACGGGAGGGCAGACGCAAGAATCTGCAACTAATACTCTTGCTCGCTTCACTGCCGCTGTAGCAGCAACAGGGCTGAGTACGCCTGTTGCTGTTGCCAATGCTTGTATCGGCGTCATTGTTTCTGGAACAGGGGAAACAGTGGCCTATAGCACTTGTTATGAGCCGTGGATTACTCAAGTACTTAACGACCAAACGCCGATTCCTGGATTTCAAATTTATGTAGATAACGGCAGCGGCACTGCGTCATCCGATCTTCTTTCTCAAGTACAAGCCACATTAAACGGTATTCTAGGTACAACAACACTTGGGTACCGCCCCGCAGGTGTTCCATACACTGTAAGCGGTGTTACACCTTTATATTCTTCTGTTGTTGTCAGTGGACAATCTGTAAACGGCTCAATAATATCTACTTTAACTAATTCTGCCATCGCTGCTATACAAAGACAATATGCCGCACTACAATTTAGCCAAACGCTAGAGCAATCCGATTTAATTGTAGATATTGCTAATTCCGTTGCACCAAACATCAACAGTTTAGAAGTGTATTTAATTAATGCTTCTGGGATTGCCGTGTCTGGAATTGCGGCGGCATATAACGAACGCAATATTTTGCAATCATATACTGTAAATTTTACGAGTTAAAATAGATGGATTGGAATACTATTGTTAAGCGTTTGACTGATCTGCCGCGTGGATATTTGCGGATCGGGCCAAACTTTCAACAATTTCAAAACTCATTAACGGCAGGGCTGGTATTAGGCACATCCGCTTATACAGGCTTAACGACTCAACTCAATTTTGATACGGCAGCAGGCAATTGGCTAGATGTGTGGGGGCAGTTGTTTAATCTGCCTAGAAACACAGATGAGATTGATTTTGCGTATCAAATGCGAATCAAATTGCTTTTACGTTCAGGAAAAGGGACTGCTCCGGCTATTGAACAATATGTTAATAGCGGCCTTGGGTACGCTAATACTACTGCTGAAAATTTTTCAAAAATCAGTTGGACATTGACATTTTTAGAGCCTTTAACGGTTGCACAATATACGCAAGTTGCCAAAAATCTTGTAAATATACGGCCAGCAGGTATTCCGTTTTTACCTATGTATGTACCTAGCGGTGGTTTGTATTTAGATACTATTAATTATCTTGATGCTCCGAGCGTAACCGGAGCGTATTTAATTAATTCTTCAGCGGAGGTGAATCCAGTTATTTCTGCCACAACACTCTCTGCTCAATCCACGTTGCCAACAACTTACTTGATTGACCCTACTCTTAACCCGTCGCTTTGACCTAACATTGTTTTTATGGTATAGTCTTTAAATGCAAACACCTACCTTTATTTCAGGGCAATTTGTTACAGCCTCTCTGCTTAACGCGGGGCAACAACTTATTTCAACGTCTTTGCAAGATATTGCTGGAGGCTTTTTTACTTTTGGACTTCTAAACCCGTCTGCTTTACAATTTACGTTCAATAGTTCTCTTTCTGTCAATTTAAACGCACCTAAGCCTTTTAAACTTCTTACTTCTAGTGGGATATTAGCTTCTGCGAACGGCGTTACGTCTGGCGCAACTAGCAGCCAATATACTTTGGATTTTTCTTCGTTTTTGCCGTCTTCAGGCAGCATAACTGCGTATATTGTAGCGTCAACCTTACAAATTGGGCAAAATCCATCGGTGGTTCTTGGCCCTCCTCTGGGGCATCCAGACTACAACCCTGCCAATTCGCCATTTTCTGCCTATACAAATTTTCAAGATTCAATTGCTTTTACAGTTACTACCACCGCACCAGACAATGTAACATATTATGAAGTTGCGCGTACAACGCTTACTGCAGGGCAAACCTCTGTAAACTCGTTAATGTATGGGGGTGCGCCTATCTCCCGCCCTTTACAAACCCTTATTGTGTATAGCGGAGACCCAAACGGTAATGTTGCGGGTATTCAAGGGTCGTCTACTAATCAACCTAGTTTGGTATGGGATACTACCGACGAAATATTATGGATATGTGTCACTACGGGATCAGCCACATCTGCCGTATGGACAGGGTGCGCCAACTTAAACGGCATATCCAATCAGACTTTTTTAGTGGCTACAGCAACACCAGGAACAAACGAAGCTATTCCTATTAACCAAGCAGATATTCGTTATGCTGCGATTTCTGGGTCTGGTTCTAATAAATTTAATGTGGCTACAGCAACTCAAAATAGTAATGCAGTGCCGTATTCGCAATTGGTGTCGCTTCTTAATAGTCGGTCTTCCCCTTACGATATTTCAGGTGGCTCGGCTGGAATTTTTGGACCTTCGCAGATTGTTCTTTACACAGTCATAGCGCGATCTTGGACTTGTACGGCTATGTATGCGGATTTGCTTACGGCTACCACAAATACATTGATATTTAATATCACTGTTAATGGCGTATTAGTGGGCACAATTAATTTTGCTGCAGGGAGTACTTCGGGAACAATAATTTTTTCTAGTGTGTCTTCTTTTTCTGCTACTGCCGGGCAGATTTTAGAAGTTGTTGCGCCTTCTGCAGCAGACCCTACTGCTGCAGGTTTAGGTTTTACTTTCGTTGGCACGGTAAATTAAAATGCCTTGGATGTGGGGAAACGGCGCAGGGTCTTTTTGGGGGTGGAACGGCGGATATTTGGGAATCGGTCTTTTCGCGTTTTCTGGTGAACCATTTTTTGAAAACGCTTCTCAAGCAGGGACTCTAGCAAATTTTTATACATATATTTACGATTTTTCCAATGGATCAATCACAAGCGGCAGTAATACTTATTTTTCACAATACGGAGGTGCCGCTACGAGTACAACTACAAAAGGATATTTTATCGCTGGAGGATACATACCTACTAGCGGGGGTATTGCAGGTACTACAAATACTTATACATATACTTATTCAGGAAACGTAGTGACAACAGGGCCTAGTTTAGCTTATATTGCATATTATTCAAACGCTGCCGGAAATAGTACAGTTGGAGTTTTTGCCCTAGGAACTGGTTACGGTAATACAAACGTTTGGAAATATTCTAGTAACAGTGTAACTGCTGGATCACAACTAGCCTTTGGTCCTTTTCAGGGGCAGGCTGCGGGCAATAGTACTGCGGGGTACTTTTCTTTAGGGCTACAACAGCGTTTAATTTATGTTTACACCTATGCTAATAACGTAGTTATTCAAGGAACATCTCTTATTAGTTCCTTTGCACTCGGTGCTGCGTTTGGTAATTCTACGGTAGGTGTGTTTACCGGCATCGACAGTGCTAGTAATTCAGCAACTAATGAGACTAATGCCTATTTGTATAGTTCAAATGCGGTCGTAGTTGGATCGTATTTGACTGTTGCAACAAACGGTGGTTGTTCCGCTACAAGTAATCAAAATTTTGGTATTGTCAATACAAATATTTCTAGCATCAATAATGGCGTAAATACAATAACTAATAAATACGTGTTTTCTTCTGGAGCAGTTGCTATATCAACGGCTATTCCTCAATCACAATCTTATGGCGCAGCGTCATCTTCTCAAAATGTGGGAGTTTTCTAATGCACTCAGCTTCTCACCGGCTTAATCATGATTTTCAATTGACACATTTTTTGGCGAATGCGTGTAAAACGCCTGATGGGGCTTATGCTTTACTATATGGGCAAAAAATAGATATGGAGCATAAACTTAAAAAGGCGCAAGCACAGCAATTGAGAAGTGCTGCGCATTTACTAAAGATTATGGAAAAAATAGAGCAAGCAAAAACAGAAATTGAAAATTTAGAGGCTAATGCAGAACTTTTAGAATTTCAAGCATCTAAATATACGACTGATATGAATTTTGCTGGTGCGCAAGCGGAACTTGCACATATTGAGCGATTGATGGCTGAATTGGAGCCGCAAAGAAAATATGCTCATTTATCAATCTTAGAAGCTAACGAAGCGTGCCAGCAAGAAGAGTGGGGTTTGGAACTACAATGGCGCGGTGAAAATTATCAAATCGCTAATCTTACTGGCATCCCTGCAGATCAAATTGATACGATGCGGGCGCATCCTGATTTTGAAACAAAAATTCTTCCGCATATTGTGGAATTCAGATCGGCACTTAACACTGCGCGTGGCGATTTGTCTGCGGTATTAAGTAAACGGCCAAAAACAACATTTTTATCGCTTTCTAGCCCTGCGGCGGAGCAGTTCTATGCGTGATAGTGAAACACCTTGTGTGATTTGAAAAGAGTGCAATGACATGACTACGATTCCTAATCTTTTATCCCCCATTTCTGGTGCCCCAACTGATCTTTTGGCTATTTCGCAAAGCGATAGCCAGACGCATAATATTACACCCTCGGCATTAGTTATTCTTGCATCTGGAGCAACTACGCCTCAGACTTTGGCTCAAATTGGTGGGGTTGCTAACGCTTCACTAACATTATCTCAAGCGCAAGCGGATTTTGCTGCTCTTGCAGGCTTATCCACACAAACATTTAACGTAGCGACGGCGACTGCTGGCACATCTCAGGCAATTTCTATCAGTCAAGCGGATGGACGGTATACGGTATCAGGAGCTTATACGGTATCAGGAGCTTATGCAGCGCTCAACGGGTCTAGCACGGAAGTCTTTAACGTAGCAACTGCAACAACTGCGACTGAGGCAGTACCCCTTGGGCAGGCGCAAGCGGATTTTGCAGCGCTCAACGGGTCTAGCACGGAAGTCTTTAATGTAGCAACTGCAACGACTGCGACTGAGGCTGTCCCGCTTGGGCAGGCGCAAGCGGATTTTGCAGCGCTCAACGGGTCTATCACGGAAGTCTTTAATGTAGCAACTGCAACGACTGCGACTGAGGCTGTCCCGCTTGGGCAGGCACAATCTATCTTCGCCCAACTCGGAGTGGCAGAAACCTTCACAAAAACCCAGTCTTCAACCATTCAGGCGTTAACCTACGGCACGACCATCACGCCCGACTTGACGCAAGGCAATGACCTGGCCGTGACGCTCACCGGCAACGCAACGCTTGCCAATCCCTCTGCGCTGACGCCCGGTACCAGCGGACACTTGCTTGTGACGCAGGATTCCACGGGCGGTCGCACGATGGCGTTTGGCTCTTATTACAATTTCGGCAGTGCGGGCGTTCCAACACTTTCTACCGCAGCGGGTGCCTCGGATATCATCATTTATTGGGTCGCGAGTAGCACTTCGATTGTCTGCGCGTTCATAGGAGGGGTGTGATGCTCATTGGTGGGTCTTTAATGCTTAGACTCGGTGTGCAGCCGTTTGTTTACAAGGCGGTCTTAGGAGGGGCTATGCCAGCAAGTACGGGTTGGGCCAGCGTTGCGTTCGGCAACGGTACCTTTGTCGCTGTTGCTGACGGTTCAACTGATGCTGCCTACTCGACGGATAACGGAAGCACATGGACACTGGCAACACTTCCTGCACGTGCGCCCTGGCAATCTGTTGCGTTCGGCAACGGTACTTTTGTTGCTGTTGCTAGCAATTCTGATGCTGCTTACTCAGCAGACGGTAAAACGTGGACACTGGCAACACTTCCTGCACGTGCGCCCTGGCAATCTGTTGCGTTCGGCAACGGTACTTTCCTCGCTATCTCTTACGGTTCAAATTATGCTGCCTACTCAGCAGACGGTAAAACATGGACACTGGCAACACTTCCTGTGCCTACGGGCTGGTCCAGTGTTGCGTTTGGTAACGGTACTTTCCTCGCTATCTCTTACGGTTCAAATTATGCTGCCTACTCAGCAGACGGTAAAACGTGGACACTGGCAACACTTCCTGTGAGTGCGGGCTGGTCCAGTGTTGCGTTTGGTAACGGTACTTTCGTCGCTGTTGCTGAAGGTTCCGCTGATGCTGCCTACTCGACGGATAACGGAAGCACATGGACACTGGCAACACTTCCAGCAAGTACGGATTGGGCCAGCGTTGCGTTCGGCAACGGCACTTTCGTGACCGTCGCTTACAATTCCGCTGATGCTGCCTACTCGACGGATAACGGAAGCACATGGACACTGGCAACACTTCCTGCAAGTACGTCCTGGTTCAGCGTAGCATTCGGTAACGGTACTTTCGTCGCTGTCGCTGACGGTTCAACTGACACTGCCGTCATAACATAAGAGTGCAATAAAATGGAACTTTACGCCGAAATCATTAACGGAACGCTGGTTCAATATTTTCAGGGCGGCTCGTCAGTCACGATAAAAGACGGTACGCAATATCCTGGAAATTTCCCGCCGCTGGATATTCCGAACGTGCAAACCGTCACGCTGACAACCCAGCCGAGCAGCACGACAAACAACGTGTCGGGCTACACCGTGGAAATCGTCTCAGGTGTGCCAACACAGGTTTGGAACTCGACGCCAATCACCGTGGCTCAGGCCCAGACCAGACAGTCGGGCATCGTCCGCACAGCCTGTGCAAACGCCATCACCGGGGGCCTTAGCTTCACCGCGAGCACCGGCACCACCTACACCCTCAGCACCACGCTGCAAGACCAATCCAACGGCACATCGGCGGCTCTGGTGGCGCAGAGCGGCATGGCTCGGGCCGGGGCATGGGCGGCTGATACTGCGTTTCCTGTCAATTCCATTATTCTCAGCGGCGGGCAGTATTACATCACCCAGACGGGCGGCACGTCCGGCGCATCGTCCCCAACTTGGCCAACCGCTTTTGGCACAACCGTCACGGACGGCACTGTTGCGTGGGAAATCTTCGGGATGCTGGCGGGAACACTAACCAGTGTCGTCTATCTGAGCGCCCCGGATGTGGTGGCGGCTTATGAACTGGCGGTGGCAACAATCAACGCATTCCGAGCCAAGAACGCCCAACTGCAAGCTGCGATCCAGGCCGCGACAACCGTGGCGGCGGTCCAGGCGGTAGTATGGTGATGACCTACCTCACCGACCTATGGCGCGTCCTGCGCGGCGACGGTATCGCGCTTGACAAAACCGAGGCCGCGCTGCTCGGCATCCCGAACGGTGAGACGATTTCGCTCTACTCCGCAATGGAAGCCAAGCATGGTGTGGTGCTTGCAAAAATTGCTTGCGCGATATTCTCGGTCTTGATCCAGCGGCATCATTGCGCCAACCAACTTGACGGAACGCCGATGACGGCCATGAATTACGTGCGCGCCGCTATTTGCCTTATACTTTTTCTGCCTTTTTCTGTATTATGGTATTTGGTATAGAACATGAGGACAATTGGTAGTGTCTCAATTTGAATTTTTTCACATCAACCCCTTGGTTATATCTGAAATAGGTGGTAAACAGCAGTTATGTCCGCATCAGAAAAACAGTCACTTTATCTTACCCTTCCTCAAAAACAGTTTCTCCGTTTAGAAGCAGAGAAACTAGGGATCACGATGGCAGATTTGATCCGACGCATCATTGATGCGTATCGCGAGAACCGTTGAATGGAAACGCAGGTTCTTTCCTATCGCTTTCGATTGTTGCCGACGAAACGGCAACATGCAGCGTTAAAATACATCTTGGAAGAACAGAGAGCATTGTATAATGCTGCTCTGCAAGAGCGGATTGACTGCTACAAAAAGACTGGAAAATCTCGCACTTACATGGACCAATGTAGAGCCGTTACGGAGTTACGCAAGGAAGACGCAGAATTTCCTGCCAATCTTCAGCGATGGACTCTCAAGCGTTTGGAAGAATCCTACGCTGCATTTTTCAGGCGGTTAAAGCGCAACAATGGAAAAGCTGGATTTCCGCGTTTTCGCGGTAAGAGCGGTTGGCGCTCATTTGGATTCAACGAATTTTCCGGCATCAGGCTAAAGAACAACAGGTTGCATTTCAAGGGTATGCCCGGATCACTTCGCATCCACATGCACCGGCAATTGCCAGAGAATGCGGATACACGGTCATGCACGATCACGCATGACCTCAAGGGCTGGTATGTATCGTTTCAGGTCAAGATGCCTTGCACTGAAAAACGCGACCTTGTACGGGTAGTTGGCGTGGATGTAGGGTTGAAGGAATTTGCGGTCCTGAGTGATCAAACTGTTATTCCGAATCCACGGATTGCGCGAAAAGCAGAAAAACAGATGCGGATCGTGCAACGCAAGGTTTCCCGTGCCAAACGTGGCTCAAAAGGGCGTGAACGCACCAAACGGCAG